TCAAATCTCCCTGCAATACCAAGACTGTGCATACAGAACACCATCGACCTCCTCCAGGCCACTCAACGTGAAACCGAGCGTTGCCATGCTGGTCAGGCGAGCATCAAGAAGCGGCCGAAGCGGTGGTGCGTCACCCGGCCAGGCACCGTGTCGCAGAGATGCGGTATTGGCTGTTCTCTTCAAAAGGTCAGACGGCGCGCTGGAGAAAATGACATCGCCCTTTACTGGATCGGTACTGGCGATATCCCTTTTCGATCTGGCGACGCCGCACTCTCTCATGGGCACAATCAGGAAATGCATTGCTTGCTCGATACTGGATAAAAATACAGTATCCGAAGGATTTGGCGATTGCTCAATTGGACGCTGACGATCGGTAACGTTTCGTTCTTATGCAGTAGGGGGCTGGACTACGCTGAAAGCACTGGCGGAGGACTTGACCCATGTGTGGACGACTTTCCCAATACAGCGGCATTCATGACTTTGTCGCGACGCTGAGCATGCCCAACGCGCTGATCAACTATGCAGGCGACCAGCCTTTCGAGCTCTACAACGCCGCGCCGTCCGCTCAGCTCGCCCTCTTTCACCAGGAAGGTCAGTTTCTCCGGGCCGACATGGTGCGCTGGGGATGGCGGCCGCACTGGGCCAAGGACTGCGCCGCGCCGATCAATGCCCGGGTAGAGAAAGTCGCCCGCGGAGCGTTCTTCAAAGCGATCTGGCCACACAGGGCAATCATCGCAATCAACAACTGGTTCGAATGGGTCGATGAAGGTGGGCCGAAGAAGCAGCCCTATCTGATCCGCCGCAAAGACCGGGCGCCAATCCTGTGCGCCGCGATCGGCCAATACCCAAGCGCCGAGTTTGGACCGAGTGAATATGACGGATTCGTCATCATCACCGCCGACAGCAAGGGCGGCATGGTGGATATTCACGATCGCCAGCCGGTGACGCTCAATCCCGAGCTGGCGCGGGAGTGGCTGGATCCGGCTACACCGAAAGAACACGCCGAGCAAATGGTGCTATTTCAGGGTGAGCCAACCGAGGTGTTCGAGTGGTACCCGGTGGGCCGGGCGGTGGGCAATGTACGGAACCGAGGGCCGGAAGTTATAGCGCCAACCCCTGTAGAGGGTGGCACTACATAAATCAGGCGATTTTATCTCGAGAGGCCACAGCGTCTTTACGAGCTTTATGTGCTGCCTTACGAAATCGCCTGAATGTGCGGACGTGGATCACTAAGACTTTGTCGTCCTTTTCCTTGTCCTTTTCCTTGTCTTTACCGAGCACCTTGAATTCGCGACGAACGGCTTCCACTGCGCCGACAATAGGGGCGAAGAACATTCGAGGTGTTTCCCTCGCGGCTTTAAGAAATTCTTCTTTGAACATGCTCATTGGGCACGCACCTCCAGCCAGACTTCACGCACAAATGTATACGTGGCACCTAACAACATTATCACAAAGCAGGATATGTCTAGATAAAACAGCAGATGCTCTACCCAGACAAAAACCACTATAAGGTTTTCACTAACGCCCTGCTGCTCCAGCCAATGTACGAATTTTTCGAGGATGGAAGCAATTGCTGCGATAGCTATAAACATAGCAGTGCCGACCAAGATATGCGCCAGCAGATGCATGGCAGCCTTGAAAATCCCCTTTCCTTCGCTCACTCGCCGCCCCTCTTTCGATTAGAGGAGAACTGTAGCATTGGCGGCGCGATGCACCTATGAAATCGAAATAGCCAGGACGCCTGCGAATAGGGGTTTTCGCGACGGTTTGCGAAGGCATTCACGGCACATCCCTGAAGAAAAAGTGGTGGCCGAGCTTCAGTGTCAGCTTCGCTCCCACAGCCCAGGCGGGCGCTTTCGGCATCGTGGTCGCGTAGTAGTGGGTCGCGCCTCCCGTAGAATCAGGCTCTGCACCAGACATCACCAGGTCGGCTGCCTTTTGCGCCCGGGCGAACTCAGCGGCAGGTATCGGCTTGCTTCCACAAAGGTACGGGTAGTTTGGGTCGTTCTTGTTCCAGCAACTGAACTGGTATGGCTTCAGGCACACGCCGGCGTAGCCTTCCCCCCACCACGACTTGGCCTTGCCATCGTTCACGCGGTTGCGGATGGTCCATGCCACAGCGATCTGACCAGTAAGGCTTTCGCCGCGAGCCTCTCCCCACAAAGTGCGGGCGAGGACATCTCGATCTTTTTCGGTTTCGGTTTCGGTTTCGGTTTCGGTTTCGGTCATAGTTTTCTCCAGGCAAAAAAAAGCCCGCTCAATGGCGGGCGCAGCGCATCAAATAAGAGAACATCTGTAGAATGCCCCAACGAAATTTTGCTCAATACGTCGAAATCGAACCCTGCGAAGGATCAAGAGTTAGGACAATGCATATAGCAAACCACACAAAAATGAAAAAAAATAGCGACATAGAAGCCCTTCGAGCACTAGCTATTATATTAGTCATTTTTGCGCACATCGCCATCATCCTTTCCCCCAAATCAATTTATTGGCTAGTCTTGGAAAATTTCCGATTTGGTTATGGCGTAGACATATTTTTCTGTGTATCCGGCTTTATCATTACAAAATCAATCAAGAACGAAATCCCTGTATCAAGATCATTATCTTCGCTACTAAGCCTAGCAGTGCCATTCTGGGTAAGAAGGTTCTGGAGATTGATGCCTTCTGCACTATTTTGGATTGGTGTATGCCTTGCGCTTTCTTATTTCTTCAGTAAAAAAGGCGTCTTCCTTGAATTCAATCAGATCCTGCCAGCCGCCACTGCAGCAGCACTCCAGTACTTCAACATTATCTATTCAGGTGCCAGGGACGCAGGAACACTAGGCGATACAGGAATTTACTGGAGTCTTTCGTTAGAGAACCAGTTTTATTTCGCACTACCCATCGTTGCCGTGATACTTGGTAAGCGTTGGATGCCTTTATTATTTATCACATTGATTTTGGCTCAATTTTTTATTACCAGACAGCTTATCAAGCCCACTCCAGAACTCTGGGCTGTGAGAACTGACGCTATTTCCTTTGGAGTACTATTAGCACTCTGGCACGGATCAGCTTCGTACACAAAACTTGAGCCAACATTCTTGAGCAGTAAATTGGCAACCATCCTACTACTATCAGGAATGATGCCCCTATTAGCATCCCTGACAGCACCAACCCCCCCACTTCCTTTCGCGATGGGGCTGACAGCCTTAGGTTCCGCCCTACTCGTATGGATCGCAAGCTACAACGGGTCATACTTCACGAAGAACGCTACTGTGGCTAAATTATCCAGCTACATTGGGTCACGTTCATATGCCATATACTTAACGCACGCGATATGCTTGTCGTTGGTGCGGCAAATATTTTTCAACGACTTCAACGACCCAACCCCGACTAATTTTGATGTTCCGCACACGGCTATTTACATAACTGCCTTTTTAGGCATGACATTAATTCTTGCAGAACTTAGCTACAGACTAATAGAGACGCCCCTGCGTTCAAAAGGGGAATCCATCTCTAAAAAAATAAAATACAAGACATCTATCGCTTAGGAGCTTTCAATCGGGCACGACTGGCCAATCAGGATCGCTTGGCCAGCCTGCCCGTGTCGGGGTATTACTCAGTGCTATAAAATAGCGTTTCCAGGACCTCCACCTGGAAAGCTCCTCTTCGCTGATTTCGTCAATGTCGACGCCAGCTTGCAAAGGACTTATCACCTCATTTGCTTTTTGCTGTTTTGATAGAAGCACTTCAAGATTCTGACAAACTATCTCAGCCTTAACAATTTTATCTACGAGCGACTGAGGAATCTCATCGACGCATATCTCACCGCCAGTCAAGGGCCAATCCACTTCGATTGAACGCCAGCCTGTTTCTGTAATTGCGTATGGCATGCTTTATCTCTCCATTCCATAGCCGGCAACGTCAATATACATTCCCGAACCACTGGCGGCACTTAAAGAGTAAGCTACCGCTTGGTTAGTATCCGTGACGAAATTAATCTGATTCCTTGCTCCCCCATCAATTGCCACCATCGCTAATCCGCCTACCGCGGGAATGGTCAATAGTCCAACCGTGCCCACAGCACAACTGCCTCTCAAGATTACGGACTGCGTATGTGGAGGGACGACAGCCGCAAGCGAAACAGTAACAAACGAAGTTGATAGCCCTCCCGAGAGACACCTGAAAGGAACCGCCGAAACGTTCGCAACATAAAATACGTTCTCAAATGAATATTTGAAATTGTAAATATTTCCAGAGCTATCAGTGCGCGCGCAAAAGATCATGCGACGGCTGGTATCGAGATTCTTGGTTCTTGCTAATCCAGAGTACGGCTGAGCCGGCCAAGTGGTCGAGTACTCTACAGCTGGTGTTCCGTTGTTGTTGTAGAGGTAAAAGAAAATGAAGGCATCGGTTGTGAGCCCAGCCATTCCTGATACAACAATTGGTGCAACGACCTTTATGCTCTTCCCGAGGGATGGAATGTATGCCGATCCGGTTCCGATGGTGATTGAAGATCCACTATTCCACGTCGGTATAAGGCCATCAATAAAGCTCTCCGCTACTCCGCCCTGGGTAACTGTCAACGCGGTTGTCAATCCCGTAAGCGCGGTGATATCCGAGTTGGCGCCACTCTTGGCGGCTGATAGTGCCGCTCTTGCAGCGGTATCGCTGGTCGCTCCAGTACCACCTTTGGTTACCGGCAAAACATCGTAATTGCCCGTCGTGCCTAGCGCCGCCATCTTGGCGCCATACAGGTTGACCAGAGAGCGCAGCGCATCGGCTGAATCCTTGACGTACCCCTGCAGCGGTGCCAGCGCATAACCTCCCGCCCCATTCGTGGTCCCCTGGTAATTTGGCGAAATCGACACCGCCGTATCGCTGGCGATGTTGGTCAACTCATACCAGCCGCCATCCGGCCCCCGGAAGGCATCACCTACCCGGCTGTTGGCAATAAATGCAGTGCCGGTGCCGATCACGGCATTGGAATTTTGGGTAACAGAAACCGTTCCTGATTTGTACCAGGGCATGGCTTACTTCCTATTTTGATTTATTTAAGCGGCGAGTTTTGCGAATACAGCAGGCAAGAAAAACGCGATCGGGTTAGTAGCGGCGATGGTGATTGCGTATAGCGTGTTGTTTGGGAAATCCCACCAGCAGTAGAGATTGCGGGGAATACCGCTGCCCGACGTCATGTTCATGCCGAAGGTGTTCAACAACATGTATTCGTTCTGTGGAAAGTTGAACGGAACGGTGTAGTAGATTCTGGTCAAACCTTGCGCGGTAGTGTCGTACCTGACGTAGCTCCAGTTCTGAAACGAACGGGTAAACGTGGCATTTGGCGTCCCAGAATCAAACAACAAGGCCCCTGCTCCATTCCACAACCGCATGCCGTATTGAGCTGCCGCCTGTGCTGCAAAGGCGGCGACGAAATATCGACCATTAGGCTGTGCGGTGTTCACGTCATAGGCGCGGACGTAGAACCCCGTCCAGTTGCCGGCCGAGCCGATCAGGCGCATTTGACAAAGGCCTGCCACGCCACTAACGGTGTCAGGCCGGACAAAGACCAGCGGCGGTTCCTGAGAGGTTACGGGCGTTGCGAAATACGTCGTCGAGCCCAAGCCCGATTCTTCCGTCGGCGCGAACCGTCCGGAAGAGATCACCATTAGGCGCGCATATTCCGAATCGAGAACCACGGTATTGCTGCTGTTCGTGAACTGAAGTCCGTATGCCATCAGCTGAACCTCATCACGATCAGGCGCATAGTCCCGCTCGCGATAGTGCTCGCCGCGAAGCCACGCGTATGGTTGTAGACCCGTGCGACATTGTCGACGAGCTCAGTTTCGAACTGCATCTGACTGTCGCTGTAAGCCCCGACAGGTACGACGATGGCAGATCCATTGCCCGGACCAACCCCAGGGACCGAGAAGTCCTGATTGGTCTTGCTGCCGCCTACGGGGAAGGTCACCAGGACCGACAGCGCCACACGGATGGTGAAAGAGTTCTCGTCGACCTGGAGCGATCCATCGCCGCCCCAGACCCGCATTCCATAAGCCATCTTTCACCCCAGATATCCAAGCCGCACACGCAGCACGTTGTTCGCGTCATAGACCGAGACGTTCAGCGAGTTGATCACCAGTCGACCCTGCCCCGGGACAATACCGTTGATCTCAAGTGTTCCGTCCTTGTTGAGGATCCAGCCTTGCTGGCCGGCGATATAGTTGGTCGAGCTGATGTAGCTGCCGATCTTGGCGTTGGTGATGGTGCCGTCAGCGATGAACGCCGAGTTCATGAACACCTGGCCACCCTGCACCGCAAACGGCACCGAGATGGCCCCGCCGGCGATGGTGTTGACTATGGCGAAGCGGTCAGCGCTCACCAGGAACTGGCTTTGCAGGCCGGCTCCGGTGTTCTCGATGCCAAGACCGATACCGGCCGCGATGTACTGGCCGCCCGCAGTGACCTGCATCTTCACCGACCACATAGTGCTCAGCTTGCCAGCGGTATCGGCATAGGCCGTCGATGTTTGCTGAATCGCAGCGGTGTTTTGTCCCACCGACACATTCAACTGGTCAATCTTCGTGGCCGTTGCTGACTCGTTGGTGGCAACCACCTGTTCCAGCTCGGTGATGTTCGCTGCGTTCTCGCCAATCTTTGCGTCAAAGGTGGTCAGGCGGCGTGCTGTTGCCTCGTTTTCCGAAGCTCTTACGCTACTTTCCGAGGCGATGGCCGCAGTGCTGGTCCAGCCCTTCAGGGCGTCGGCCAAATCACCCTCCCCGTTGTCATCACGGGAAGAGGCGCGCAAGGCTTGGAACGCCGTAGCCTGGGCCGTGACCACGCCGTCGAGCTCGGTGATATCGGCGGTGTTAAAGGCAACTTGTTGCGCCAGCCCGTTCGCTGTCTCGATCGACTGACCGACATCCAGCCAGTAGGTCGCGTTCGGCGGCGTCGTGTTGATTGGCACTTCGCCGGTCGCCTGGTAGATCCGCTTTCCGACAACCACAAGATCGTATTCTTCGTAGGTTGCTTCCGGGTCGTAGCCCATCAGCCCATCAAGCGCATCAATCTGAGCCTGAAGGCCCGGGATTTTGTCGATTTCGTCCAGGATGTCTTGGCCAAGTTCCGTGCGGCCGATCTCTCCAGCGATCATTTCAAGAATCGCCGCAGCATCAGCGCTCGACTGCCCCTGCACACCGATACCCACCGGATACCACGGACCGATGTTGCCGATCCGGTCCACCAAGCGCGCCCAGAAATAGAAGGTCACGCCGGCGCGCAAGCCCAGCATCGAGAAGTCGCTTTGCGGATACGATAGGTCCGTCATCTTTGTCGCCATCTCCAGGCTGGTCGTCGGCCCGTACCAGAGCTCCGTGCGCTGGGTATCCTCGGCCCCGGCAGGGAAACCCCACTTCAGGTAGATGCCGAACAGCAGCGGCGTGGCCGTCAGGTACGACACCGCCGGCGGCAGACCTTCCTTTCCCTTGAGCTGGGTGAGCATCGAATTACGCCAGATCGACGAGATGTCGAAGGCGCTCACCGCACGTACGCGAGCCACGTAGGCACCGGCGTAAATCCCGACCACATCGACACTGGTCATCCCGGTGCGCTGCAGCTTGATCCAGTTGCCGCTGTCCTTGCGCCACTCCACGTCATAACCCACCGCACCGGGCACCGCGGGCCAGGTGATGGTCATGGTGGCGATGGCGATGCCCTGCGAGACAACCGAGTTCGACGTAACGGTGATACTGGTCGGCGCCGGAACCACGGTGATCGGAATCACGCTGATCGGCCGCTCTTCCAGGCGGGCACCGGTGTCGATGTAAGCGAACTTGCTCGGCTCATATTGCAGTGCGCTGATTTCGAAGTCGCCCTCAGCAGTGCGCTTGGTCCGTAATACGCGATAGAGCGGAATCGCCAGATCATCGGCATCAAGCGCCCATTGCAATTGCGGTAGCGGCGCCTCGCTGTAGTTGGTGCTCACCGTCACCGCTCGGTTGTTCACGCTCTGCACGGTGCGCCCTTCGGCACGGCCGCCCGGCAGGTTGATGATCAGCCGGTCGCCAGCCTTGGCCTGGGTGTCACGGTCGAGCGTCACCACGCGACCAGCAACCGCAGAGATGCGCCCGCCCACCTCGCGACCAGCCAGCAGCGAATCCGCCACCGGGATGATGTGGCCAGGGAGCGGAATCACGCCCTCCATGCCGGTCTTGAACGATACGGTGCGATCCTGATTGTTGCTGAGGATCGCCCACTTGCCGCGGCGCTGGGCCTCAGAGGCGCGCGTGCAGCCAATGGCGCTCAGCTCGGTCGGTTTGTCGCCCAGACGCCGTTGCAGATCCAGATCCGCAAATGGAATGACGTCGGTGTCGTAGTTGTTCGCCGGGTTGTCGTAGCTGACCAAGGCGCGGGTGTATCGGGTCTTCGCCGAGGCGCTGCCGTACGAGAACTTCCCGTCGATGACGTTAGCCCGGGTGAACACGTAGTCGAAGTCCTGCGCGCGCGGCATATCGGCCTGCATCACAAGCTGGCCCTGAGCCCAGTAGGTCATGCCCCGGTAAATGCCGGCGATATCGCGCAGCAGCGACCAGGCATCGGCCTTGCCCTGAAGGTTCATGTCGCACAGGAAGCGCGGTTCGGTACCGCCGAGGCCGTTCGGCACCAACTGATCGCAGTACTGCGAAATCCGGTACAGCTCCCACTTGTCCACCATGAACGGCTTGATGCGCTTGCCCAGGCCGAAACGGTCCTCGGTGCACACGCCGTAAGTGATCCAGGCCGGGTTATTGGTCCAGGCTTGCTTCATGCTGCCGTCCCACGTCCCGGTGTAGGTGCGTGCGATCGGGTCGTAGTTGCTCGGTACCTGCCAGCGACGCGCCCGGCACTTCACGGTGACGGCCGGAATGTTGGTGAACTGCTCGGCGTCGAATTCGATGTAGAGCAGCGCTGTATTCGGGTAGCGCAGCTTCGCGTCAATCACTTCGGTGAAGCCGGCAATCAGCATGTTGTCGGCGATCTTGTTGCTGTTCTGGTTCGGCGTCAGGCGCCGCACGCGGATCTGCCAGCCGGTGGTAGCGTCTGGCAGATCGATCCGGCGGGAGCGCTCGTAGCGCGTGGTGGTCTTGCCGTCCACGGCGTCCACTGCCACTTGCTGATAGGCGCCACCATCGGTGGCCACGTCGATTGCGTACTCGATGCGGTAGCCAACGATGTTGCCTTCATCATCCTGACGCTGCAGCGCCGGCCAGGCGAAACGCACGCGCACGGCCGACAGCTGAATGTTGGTGATCGAGCGTACCCACGGGGAGTCGCTGCGCAGTTCCACGTTCAGCGAGGTTTCATTCTCGACTGAAGGGATACCAGGGATATAGGTCTGGTCCACGGAGCCCGGGCGCCAGTCCCACTTCACATTCGGGAAGTTGTAGTTGCCGCTCGCATCCCGGATCGGGGTGTTGTCGAGATAGATGTCGTAGTCGGTCGGGGTTTCGTCGAACTCGCCCTCGCCCACGGCGATCAGCAGCTTGGCCAGGTTGGTCGAGCGCAGGCTGTCGCTGGCCTCAGTCGGCGACTTCGGCTTGCTGCTGCCGCCCTTCTCACCGCGGATGTCGATTTTCTGTGCTGCGCCCATGCTTTCCTCCAGGCATAAAAAAACCGCCTCGCGGGCGGCCTGCTTGCTGTGTGCTGCTTACGCTTTGTCTTCGGCGTAGATCGAGGCAGAAATGATCATCCCGCCCCACCGGCGTTCGCCGATGCAGATCGGCACCGGGTTGCCGCTTGCGGTGGTGTTCTTGGCGCTGCCGAAGGCGTAGGACGGGGCGTTTTCGGGGGATGCGCTTTGCTTAAGCCCAGTTGCTTGGGGGCTTAGCAGTTGCACAACACCGCCAATAGTGAGACCAACACCAGCAGAAAAAAGACTTGGGCCAGCTCCTCCAACAAAGAAAGAAGCAGCGATGAGCACCACACCAATAATTGTTTGGAGTACCCCAGCGCGTTTGCTTCCAGATATCACTGGAACGACTCGGATTTCCTTGGTTCCACCAAGTGCAAAATCTTCTTCGCGTACATTCTTCCGATTGCGGAAGATCGCAAATCGCATGCCGCGCCGATCCAAATCTTTGATTGCCTGTTCAAAACCATCGATTGTGCACTTCAAGGCCTTGAATGCCTCACCGACGGATTTTGTCCCCAATTCTCGGTAATGCCTTCGTCCGAACATTCTTGCGAGCGGACCAGAAAGCAAAATGGTGGTCATTGATTGGTTTGAAGATTTTGGGACCACTGTTTTCTCCTGGCGTAAAAAAACCGCCGAATGGCGGTTCTGGATAAAATGACCTCTTTAAAGGCACTCGCGTACGGCCGCTTCTAAGGCGCCTCTGCCCCACATCTTCGACCACGGCATCCGCTGATACAGTGCGACCTTGCTACCTGCGCCAGCTTTGGAAATCTCAAGAACCTCATCGGTCATCATCTCTGTAGCGACGACCAATCGATATCCGTTATCTGTTTCAGACATGGTCGACGTAGTGCGCTGCTCCTGCCATCTCGGGAAAACGCACAGAGCGTACTTCTTGGCCGACTTGCTGGTTGACGCGCTTATTGTTGGTTCATTTTTCTTGACGTCGCCCGGCGACGAGCACCCAGCCAGCAATGCAACAGCCAACGCCCCTACGAATAATTTCATGTCGTTCCCTCACTGAGATTTGGGGGACTTTATCACCAACGAAGGGGCAATACGAAAGCCCCGCATGGGCGGGGTTCTTCGTTGATCGGGAGGTAGGCCGTCCCTGGCTGTTGCGTCTCAACCTTCGCCGAGAATCTCCTGGAAACGGTCAACTGCTGCACTGTTATAGAAAAAGGTCTCGCACTGCCGATCACTATACTTCGACTTGTCGAGTCTAAGTTCGCCGTACTGGTCCGTTTTCAGACCGTGCTGATTCGCAAGCCGACCGATTTTTTGTGCGCTGACTCCGAACAACTGCCCCACCTCACCCGCCAGCTTCAGGCTTTCTTCGACCTTGGGTAGAGGGATCAAACGCTGCCCGAAGGCAAGCTCTGAAATGTGGCTGAGCAAAGCCTGTTTACTGGTATCGCCGAGATTCGGCAGGTGAGCTAGCGCAAGCCTACCAAACTCTACGGCCGAGTCATTGGCTGCCGGTGGATGTGATCGCGAATTGACTGCATGCCCGTCATTCCAATATTTCCAGAGCGCGTCATCGCATTCATTTTGATACTCAACAATTTTGTTTCGAACTCGCTCGTCTTTTACTCGACCGGTTTGAACGGTTGAAAGCCACCCTGCGAGCTTACGCAATGGCAGGCAAGCGACCTGCTGGATCCCCCCCGCTGAAGGTATCTCCGTTACGGAGACACCCCAGCGCGCAGGGTTCGCGGTCAGCTTCTTATGCTGACCTCCCCAATCCAGCCCAATTCCCTCTACAACTGGGCGCATTGGCACATACGGCTGACCGTTGAGGTCAACCAGCATCAAGTTTACGCCATGAAATGGAACCGTCATCAGCGCACTCATGCCGCCACCTTCCACTTCAGCTTGGCCATTGCCGCCAAAGCAAAATCGAAAAGATCTGCTGGTGGAACGTGAATGCCATTCTCTCCAGCAATAGCACCGAGAAACTGCATCGGCGACATCACGAACGCATCAATAGGAACCGGGTGGACCTGCCGATTGCCAGCGCCATCGGTGAAGACGATGAAACGCTGTGTCGGTGAAAGCTCGGCCGGAAGTTCAACCCCCTTCTCTTCCCGGCCCAGGTATTCGCCCTCGATCGCGTAACTCGCGACGAAGCTGCAGGCCGACTCGAATTCGCTCGCAGGGATCAGTTCGGTGCGAGACACATTGAAGCGAGTGTGAAGGCGGTTGTGCATCACCAGCTGAAAGCTCTGACGATTTTCGGCCGGAACAGCTTTTGCTTTGTCTCGAATTACCCCTTTGATGATGTTGAATTGGCTCAAGCTAAGCTGATCCAACAACACTGTCATTTTGCCTTGATCATCGTACTGGCCATGCTTGCGAATTGCTGGGAGCACTTCGGCAGTCACCCACTTCTTGAAGCGCTTCGCCTCAGCCTTACGACTCTTGAAGATGAGGGAGTACAAGCCAGATTCGTTAACTACCAGCATTTCCTGATCGCCAGAGGGGGTGTTGACACTGGCAATACCCTTCTCGTCTGCATCCAGGCCGTCACCTTCCCGATCCGCACGGCCATTCACAGCCAGCGACACGTTGCCTATGGCGAGTGAGCCGCAGACGTCCGCAGCAACGAACCAAGGCTGTTCGTCAATCAACAGCGTCCGAACCTGCTGCTTACCAAATTTGAACGAGATAATCTGCGCAGTCCGACTCTGGACATTGTTTTCTACTGGAATTGCGGTAGCATTACTCATGACGATTTCTTCCTGGTAGTTGATCTCGTTACCCCAAACCTCAGCGCCGGCCAGCGCTGGGGTTTTTTTATGCCCGTTTGATTTGCTCATCTCGCTGCATTGCCTCCCTGAGAGCCTTGCCAACCAGCCAGTTCTGACTGCGCTCCTCCTGCAGAGCCTTCCTTTCTAGCCAGGCTTTAATATCCGGCTCTGCCCGAAAAACTACTTGCGCCATTTCACGTACCTTCATGCCAATCTCTCCCTTCTAAGCACCGTGCTTAGATTAATTTAAGCACCGTGCTTTATTGCAGTCAATAGCACCGTGCTTCATTATTTAGAAATGAGCAGAACAGACCTTCAGGTTAATTTCAGGATACCGGCCGAACTCAAGACAGATCTTGAGCAGGCCGCCAAAGAGAGCGGGCGATCCTTAACTGCTGAGATTGTCGCTCGCCTCAATCTCAGCCTTCTCGCTGATGGCAAAAACGGAGAAGAGCTTTTCGCTGCTGATAAGGCAAAGGAATATGCGTCTATCGCCCGAATGAGCTTGCCAGCCGTGGTGCGAGAGCGAATCAGAGTCGCAATAAACCAATCGATCGTCCGAGGCTTGAACAGTGCAGACGTATCGCTTAGTGACTTGGGATTGGAATCGCTTCCGTCAGAGTACCTCGCAAAGATCCAGATTGAGCTCAGCCAAGAACTTGATGAAGCTGGTTATAGCTTCGAATGGGACGGAGGTGAGTCGATTTGGATTACTTACGGCGACGATGAGTCCATTCCTGACGCTCCAGAGATTGAGATGCCTAGTATCACCAAGCGGGATAACGAGACGCTCGAACCACCGCGACGACTCATTGTTAACCATAAACGGAAAGCCTGAGCCGCACCCTGCAAATCCATATAGCCAACTCAGAGCCCGGTCAGTCCGGTTTTTTTTCGCCTGTACGAATCCCCAGTAACGCCCCAGCAAGCCCTGTAGTAGCGTAATGCCTCACTCGCAGGAGTCGACTATGAAACGAAACGCGGAACTATCTGAGCAGTTCACCGAATCTCTTAGGATGACCCCACTCGGCGAACCACTTGTGTTTAATTTTCGTGGCGCCCCTACTCCGGTTGAAGTGAAGTACACCTTCACCGGTGGATGGGTAGTCACACAAATCCTTCACCCTGGAGTTCCGCTAGAGATTGTGAAAGGCAAAGACGGTCACCTCCTGCAGGTCGATATTACCCTTCTACCTTATGACGGCATGAAGGCAACCGAATAAAGGAATTCCCCAGTCCTTTGCCTGCAAGCCCAAGGACTGGGATTGCGCCATTTTCGGCGCGTTTATGACTTGGAGGTCAATGTGAGCGAAAACAATGCTGGAATTAGCATGCTAAGTCTCGATGAGAGACTGAAATCGCTTGAAAAGGAAGCTGGTATCGGCGAGGGAGCTCATGTCATCACGCCGTTTGAGGCCGGGACGCTAGCAGCGCTTACAGCGATTGGGGTTTCCTTGGGAGCCGTCGGCTTCGATAAGCGAAATAAAATGATCGATTTGATTGGAGTGCTGAAATCTAAGCTGCCAGAAAATCCGAAATTCAAAGGCGCTGATTCGATTTACCATGCTCCTCTCGAAGCTCTTCTGACAGGTCTTTCCCCAATACCGTCTGAGAGATCTGCCGACTGAGCCAATCCAAAACCTTCCCTGCGTCATGATCCCCAGGGAAGGGATCTGAAAAGCTGGGCGTTGTGTTCGGAACGTTTTGAGTCATGTCATTCTCCCGCAGCCCTGCCGCATCTCGTGGGTTGGCTGTGCATCTTTGTGCCTGAGGATCAGGCGTGTCCGGTCCAACCACGGTCCGCCGAAGACAATGATCTCGCTCAGCCTGCCGTACAAGTGATGCAGCAGGAAAGGCCCTGGGCCGAACGTCGCCGCATCCTCGCTGGGAAGCGTCGGATCGGTTCCAAGAAAGATCCCTGCGTGGTTCGGGTAAACCGTCCGCCCGACTTCCATCACGATCATGTCGCCCCGCTGCGGCTGATCGACCCGATAGAAGCCGGCGGCCTCGTAGTTCGACTCGTACAGGCTGGTGTTGTCCTTGCTCTCCCACCAGCCGTCGGCACGCTTGAAGGCCTCGAACTCAAGCCCCCACTCGCGCTTGTACCAATCGGCGCAGACCTGCCAGCAGTCCCAAGCGCCGTGTACAAATGACCGCTTGAGCAACGGCGTCTCGCCAGAAGGCATGACCGTTCGCAGGTCACCTTCAGGCCAACTGATGATATGCCACGGCAGCGCGGTCGCTTCGCACATCGCCAAGTCGCGCGGTGAAGGCCGGCTAGTGGCGTCCGGGTGCGAATGAACGATGCCGATCACTTCGCCGATATCTTCCGCCGCGACATAGTCTTCAGGGTCAATTCGGAATTCCTCGCTGGATTCAGATGCGATGTTTCGGCACGGGTAATACTGTTGTTTTCGCCCAATGCTCAGCAGCAGACCGCAGCACTCTTTCGGGTACTCGGCCGCCGCGTGATCCTGGATCGCGCTCAAGATGTGCTTGCGCATGGTCAGCTCCGTGCGATCAGGGAAACGGCGGGGAATCCACCAAACGGGTAGGCATTGCCCTCGCCAAAGCGCGGGATGCAACCCCTGCCCAGCGTGGCATCGCACTCGTCCAGTTCTGGATTGTCGGTTGGCACGCCGTCCTTCGTGACGTATCCGCCGGTGTAGCCGCAGTTCGGCCTCCGGTAGCCGCCGGTGAGACACCAGTGGCACAACGTTGTGGCCTGCCGCCCGATGGATTCGCCGCCGACATCACCCGGGCTGGCCAGCTCCCAACTAACCGTCTCCCCATCCTCGTTCGTCTTCTGGTCGATGTACCAGACCTCGATCGTCTCTTGGGTTGGGTCTGCTGTTGGGTTACCGGCCGGGAAGTTCACTGCATCCAGGTACGTGCCCAAGGTGTGACGCATGGTCAGCTTGAACTCGAGCAAATCGTCGAATGCCAGACAAAGCGCGGTAATTCGCCCGTTGACGTTGCCGACCGACAGGGTTGGTCGAACTGCCGTACCGTCACCATTGGCCTCGATGCCGTCGATCTGCATTGGCCAGGCGCCGTACTCGTTACCCTGCCACCAGATCGCTTTCGCGGGAAGCTGATCCGAATCGGCGCCGGCGGCAATCAATTCCTCCGGCGAGTGCGGGATCGCATGTCCGTGGAAGCGCAGCACGTCCGCACCGTAGTCCGTACCGTCCAATTCAAAGAGCAGCACTTCACTGCCAGGTTCGAGGACCTGGATGTCACTAATCAGCGGCATGATTGCCCCTTATGGTTGGAATGCACGGTCAAAAGTTGCCGTGAGTTTGAAAACTCCGCCGCCCACCGGAGTGGGTACGGGATTCTTGCAGGTGAACAGGCCGAGCTGGCCAAGCGGCGTGGTCCAGAGGAATGCCTTTGCACCGGCATGCCGGTCGAGGAACGCCATGATCTCCAACACTTTGGCTTTTGGGCCGCTGTAGGTGATCGGATAAGCGTCCTCTTTGTTGTTCGGGCCGTCGCCAGCCGTCTGCTTGTAGCCGTTACCGAACTGCGAGGTGCGCACCCGATAGGTAATTTCAGGTGCGTCGCCGTGCTGAGTTGGCCAGGTGAATGTCTCAATCGCCATCAGGCTCTCCCGTTAACGTTGCGAAAACTCACGCCGCCAGCACGCCACGACTCGGCCACGGCTCTCTCTGCTGCGGCCTTCATCTGCGTCTGGAGGTTTTGCGAAAGCGCCTGTTGGTCGAGCTGCATACCTTCAGAGCTGCGATCCGGAATCGCCACGGTGACTGGTGCGTTGATGCTGATGGTCGATCCACTGCTGCCACCGCTCAAAGCCCGCACGCCAAGCTGGCCGCCGGCCGTTCTGGTCAGCGGCATGATCGCCTCTTCCCCCGCCTCCCCCATGATTCCGATATCGCCACCGGCCATGCCGAAGGCTGTTGGCTTGCTCACAATGCTATTGGTGAAGGCTGCCCCGTTGGCAAACAACTGCACACCGGACGACCAGGCGCCACCATCGGCCTGAATGCTGCCCGGTGTGAAGCCCGATAGGTCGCCGCTGTAGCCTGCCTGAGTCGATCCTGCTGAAGCTGCTGATCCCGCACCGCCGGCGAAGTAACTCGCACCTGCGCCGATGAGACTGCCCAGCAGCGCGGAACTGGCTTGCCGAGTAGCAATGCGCGCCATGTCCGCCAAGATCGATTTTGTAAAGTCCGCGAACGACAGCTTCCCAGTCATAGCGAAGTTGACGACTGCGTCCTCCATCGAAGTGAAGGCGTTGGTGAACAGACTCTTCGTCTGCCCGGCGACATCCCGAGCCGACTCCAGGTAGTTCTGCCATGCCGACGTTGCCCCGGCACTCCAGTCACCCTGGGCTGTCGTCATCTCGTCGTAATTGGCTTGCACGGTGTCGTGCATATCCTGCTGTGTAGCTTTTAGCGCTGCCAGTTTCTGGGTGTACTCGTCGAGGCTCATGCCGCGCGAGCCATCGCCGTATTGGTTTGCCAACTCCAGGCTTTGCTGGTTGAAGCGATCGTCGATACCGTTCTGCTGATCCGTCAGCCCGCGCTGCCGATCACCCTGGCCTAGGCCAGAAGCCGCACGCAGCCCTTGCTGTCGAAGCGTCTCGACCTGTTGCTGTAAGGCGTCGGTATACGTTTTGACGGCCAGAGTCTGCTTGCGCAGGCGACCGTCTTCGTTGGTGGCAATGATCGAAAGCTGGCTGTCCGTTTCCTGCTGCGCCTTGACCATCGCGCTGCGTGCATCCGAGATCTTTTGATCGATCTGGATGATCTGCGCTGCAGTCGTTCCCTTTTTGGCCTTGGCTGCTTCCAGAGCCGCGATTTCCACCTCATATCCCTGGGCTACTTCGACGGTTTCCTGCTTAAGCAGGCTGACACGTTGCTCAGTGTAGCTGGCCTGCGAGATAACACCGGCCCGCTGAGAAGCTTCGAGTTCCTTATCGGCATTTTTGTAGTAGGCCAAAGTTTCGGCGAGTACATTTTTTGCGTTGTTGAAGCCCGTCAGGTCGACGCTGCCTGCTGCGCCCTTCGGATCTTTGAACTTGTCGTTGAGGTTCGCCATGTTCTTGGCGACCGCGGCTGGATCAAGCCGTGGATCGTTCGGGCTGGTCTTGCGGATATCGTCGAGCTGCTTCTTGTACTCCTTGATTGCCTCGGCACGCTTCTGCTCGTTGGTCAGTGAAGATTTTGTCAGGGCATCGACTTTGACCATCGCAGACACAGCGTCTTGCTGAGCCTTGGCCTGCTCGCCTTCGTATTTGGCGATGTCGGCCGCTGCAGCCTTCTGGTCCTCCAGCATGTTCAGCTGATTGCTGTAGAGCTCAACCATCTCTTTCTGGTTTTGGAAGGCGCCCACATTGCCCGATTGCGCCTGCTCCAGATTCCACCGGGCCTGCTCAATGTCGGCATCGATATCGGGCCGCCCCAGGTTCTTCAGGTTGTCCGCTGCTCGCGCGACAGCGTTGTAACCCTTCTCCCAGAAGCTCAGGTTTTCGAGGATCCTCGGGGTACGCTCGTTGATCGCATCCGCGTACTGCTCGGTTGCCAGCTTCACGGCGCCGGCATGGTCGCCCTGCTCTTCCAGAGCGGCGATCTGCGAATAAACCGAGGCGGTCAGGTAGTGGTATTGCTCATTCAGCGCGGCTGATGCCTTGACCGGCTCGTCTGCGATCTTTTCGAACTCCGCAACCGTCTCTTTTATGGCTTTGCCGGTCGCTTCCTTCATGGACACGGCAGCCTGGGCAATGCCGCCGAAACTCTCGCCAGCGATTTTTCCGTTGCCGGCCAGCAGCGCCAGCACTTCGGCAGCCTGGCCAGTCGTGCCGACGGTCGCGCTGACCTGCCGTGCCATTTCGCCAAGTTGGCTGGCGGTCATGCCAGAGGCGTTACCGGTGAGCACCAGACCTTTGGTATAGGCGTCCTGCTCTTCGCTGCCCTTGTAGTAAGCAACGGCCAGCCCACCAACGGCAGCAGTGGCCAAGGCAATTGGCGCCAGAATGGCAAGCAGGCCAGCAGCCGATGCACCCGCACCAGCGCCCAACTGAGCAACAGCACGAACACCACTACCCCAATCGCCAGAAGACAGCGCATTGCCGAGCTGCACGACGTTTTCCTGAGCCTGGCGGGTGCCGAGCTTCAGCTTGTCGAAACCGGTGGCAGTTTTTTCCAGTGATGCGTAGTTGCCGTTCAGCTTGCCCAGCGCCGAGTTGTACTGGTCCTGACTGATGCGGCCGGCATCGAGATGCTTGCCCAGCTGCTCAACCTGATTATCGAGCTTGGCCATGGCCGCACGGGCTGGGTCGATCGCGCCGAGCAGGCTGTTCAGCGCCTTCTGTTCATCAAGCGTGGACTTGGCCAGCGCCGCCTGCTGTTTGTCGAGCTGTGCGGTGATCTTGGTGAACTCGGCCTCGCCATAGGCACCGGTCTTAGTGAGTTTCGCCAGATTTTCGCGCTGCTTTGCCAGTTCCTGCGTGGTGGTCGCGCCTTTCGACAACGACTTCTCCAGCGCTTCCATCTCTTTCATCAGGCCGACGGCGGACTGCTCCGCGCGATCGCCGGCCTTGGTCATCTTGTCGAGTTCGACAGTGGCCCGGGCGGTGTCAGCTGAGTCAATCTTGATGCCCAGTTCTGCGATGTTCATCGACTCACCTTGAATAAGTGCCCGTCTTCACGGGCTGTTGTCGCGGGCTTCTGCCATGACGGCGATGGCTTCCGACTCCATCACACGAATGTCCTGAAACACGCGTTGGCGATCCTTAGCCGGAATGCCAACGAGCTTCATCACGTCGGGCAGGACGCCGTAATCGAGTCCGGTTGCGCCGCATGCGCCTGTGCGCCACTGAGTCCACATCGAATCCATGACGAGGAACGACTTCCAGTTGTCCGGCCAGACCTCGACAGTTTCGTCGTAGTCCTCTGGTGAAAAGCCGAACAGGGCCATCTGTTCGGCGGATCCGTCAGACTCGTAGAGCGCCCGGGCAGCGGCGGTTAGTTTCCCAGGCGGGCCTTGCCGAAGGCTTCGCTGTAGGCCTTCACGACGGCATCCGAGACACCGATGCAGCTCTTCACCAGAGCAGTGATCGACTCGTCGTTGAGCTTGTCGTTGAAGCCCCATGCCACGATCAGATCCTTAATCTGTTCGACACCCTGCTCCACTTCCGCTGCGGTGATTTCGGTGAGAGTTGGCTGGGTGTCTTTGAAGCGCTCGCCCAGGGCTTCGGCTTTCTCCTTCCAGGCGTCGAACAATTCGGCCAGGGCCGTACGGTCTCGATACTTGAAGGTGAACGGAACCATTGCGGGTTTGCCGCCCACCTGAGGGATGGCCACATCGACGGTGAACGTCGGCTTTGGCGCAATCGAAAACTTTGCCATGGGAACCCCTTAGGCGTTGTAGCGAGTTGGGCGGGAGGCGAACGACAGCGTGATGGTCCGCGTCATGATGTTGTTGCGGCTCAGCGTCGGGGTCGCAGTGATCGACACATATGCGTAGTAGTAGATGGTCGCGCCGCCTGGAAGGTTTGCGCGAACCAGGCGCGGCTCCTTGTCTTCATCGGCGGCTTCCACCACGGCGACGTATGCCTGAGCAGGGTCATCTGCAACTGGCAGCGTCATGCTGCTGGCCGACTTGGTGGTGGGCAACTGACGATCATCGTCGTCCTCGAGGAAGCCGTAGGTCAGGAACTGCTGCTCACCGCCGTTTGCGGTCGGCTCGGTGATCTGAGAGATCTGGGTCCAACCGGACGCAGCACGAACCGATCCCGCACCGGAGCCTGCCGGGTAGTTTTTGACGCTGGTGGTATCCACGCCCTCAGCCGCGAAGTCGCCCACATCGGAATCGATCACTCGCGCAGGGCGGCCGTTCAGCTTCGCCCACGCCGAATCAATGACGATCACGTCGCCATTGGCCAGGCCGTGCGCGGCAGCGGTCAACACTGCGGGCTTGGCGTTGGTGATCGCGGTGAATGGCTTCGGGACGCTAAGAACGCTGGCGATCTCGAAGGTCGTGCCGTTGGGAATCTTGACGCTCATGGGTTTTCCTCTTTGCAGAAATGACAAAACCCGCGCAGTGGCGGGTTCTGGGTTGCCCAATGGGCGGATTAGTTGGTGTCGGCTCGGTATTGAAAAGAGACCGGTACAGTGAAGGTCGTGTCGTCTGGAATGCCGGGGCCGGGGTCGACTGGTGTCATGGTAACGACGGTCAGCGCGCCTTTCGTGTTTCGCTCATACAGCGGGAACAAGGTGGCGATCTGATCAGCCAGTGCACCGGCTGCGCCGCGGTACTTCCCCGATGGCGTCACGATGCTGACCTGAAACACGCCGGTGTACAGCTTGTGGTCGCCACCGAGCGTGTTGCTCGCAGTGTCCGCCGGTAGCGTGAACGCCTTCAGGTAAGTGGCGCCGTCAACTGGCGTGTAGGCCTCGTTCTCGACGACGACCTTCAGCGGTACCGGCAACGCTTTCGCCCAGTTGATCAGCTTGGCCTCGTAGATTGAGGCGATGATGTTGTGGCTCATATCTGGTTGTTCCTGATGGCCTCCTGCACGATCTGCTGGAAGCGGGCCACGGTGATGCGGACCATGCCACCCGGTGCCTGGGTCGAATGTCCGAACTCAAGCGGGATGGCGTACGGCAGGTTGTTGACGAGATAGGCAGTCTGTCCGGCGGTGAAATCGCTGACGGCCGAAACCAGTGCGGCGATCGTCTCTTGTCCGCTCGGATCAACTTCGCCAAACGTGACGTTTTCGACGACATCAATTGAAAGATGCCAGTTGGCTCGGAACCGGCCACCGACGTAGCCTTCGGGGGCAATGATATCCATGCCGTCGTGCAGCTTGCGACCTGGCTTCAGCCGCCCCTCCTTTGTCAGGTTGGCTGGATCGCTGCGCAGGCTGCTGTTGTGGTCGTCCACGGCCTTGTTGTACTGGCGAGCTACGGTGTTCTGCGCCCATATCTCGGGAATCCCCACCGGCGACATGCGGATGACGCTGCTGCCGACCTCGATGATGATCTCGCGCAGACTTGCGTCGATGGCTTCCGTCGCTTGGGCTGCAAACTCGGCAAGGCTCAAGGCGAAGCTGCCGGACTGGCCGGCACCGGCGCGACTCATGACCGCACCTGCAGCTCGTACAGAATCGGCGCGCCGGCGGGGTTAATCTCTTTCAGCGGTGGAACGATTGACCAGGTGCGCCCTTGGACAATGACCTTGTTCAACAGGTCCGGCACCCACTCAAGCCCCTGCGCGGCGATCTTGAGTTTCTTGTCGCCCTGCTTGATAAGGCTGTTGTTCTGGAATTCTTGACCGGTGAAGTCGAGCAGGATGCCTTGAGCGGTCTGCTCAATGACGGTGCTGGTCGGTGCCGTTCCGGTGTCCGGATCGTACTCGCCGACGGTCATTGCCCGAATGATCACGGGCTGGCCGAACTCTGTGATCATCTCCAGAGCCATCACGGCCATTTCGTCGTAGAAGGCCATGGCGTCTCCTTGAGGCTGGTAGGTTTTTTGAAGAACAGGAAGATATGCAATACTCGGAACGCAACCACAACCACAACCAAGTTACGGGTATCTATGAGCAACGATTTGATTCGCCAGACTCAGCAGGAAATTGATCTGTCCGTCATGAACATGATTAAGGCTTACCTCTACCGCACTTACGGTACGAGATACCCAGAAGAGCAGCGCGCCAAGATTGCGGATATTCTCGCAACCGCTGTTGTTGTTGAATTCAAAGGAACCGACGAGTGCAAGAGCCTTCCACCGCAGGAACAGGGCGAGCACTACCTACTCAAAATCGTTAAATCAATCTGACGCTAAGCCCTAACAGCAAACAACCCGCGCTTAACCAGATAGTCCGCAAACTGTGTCGCGCTGGGCCGGTCCGGTGCTGCCGGCAACAGTCGGCCGCTGGTGTTCGAGATCGTCGCGTACTCGCGATCAACAGCGCCCTCCACACGCTCACGGGTGATTGCGCCCTTTCGCTTGTCGATCGGGTCGATGTCGTCGGTGTGGATCTCGGCGGCCAAGGCCATCTGGCCGTACTGGATGCGCGCGGGCAGGTAGTTGTCGGGCTTGATCTGGCAGTCCAGTTCAACCCCGCGGCGCGGCCAGGCCAAAGCCTGATCACTGTCAGTCTTGCGCCCCTTCCAGGTCTTGCCATCCATCGCCAAGGCGGCCCGGCGAAGCAGCGCTTCTTGCGCGGGCTCGTCCGCAGGGATGGTCACGCCGAACTTGCCGGCGTACATGACCAGGTCCGCGGCGTTCGCGTAGCTTTCGGCGTCTGGCTTGCCGGTGCCGTCCTCGATGATGAGCATGAGTCAGTCCTTGGGTTTGTTCAGGTCAGCGCCCACCTTCGCAGGTGCAGTGCGGTACTCAGCCTTCAGCGTAGCTTTCGGCGGCTTCTCGACTTCGCCGCCACGGTCTTCCGTGACATTGGCATCGATGATGATCAGGCCTTCCTTTTTGGCGATTGCCTTCACGTCATCTTCGTAGCGGTGGAACGGGCCCGGCAGATACCAGATGTTATCAGTCATCATTGTCACTCCGCTGCGCCAGGGCATTATGCCCCGGAGCAGTCATCAGGTGGTTACTTGGAGGCATCGCCGATCAGAGCAACACCGGCGGTGTCCTTGATGCTGGCTGCGGTTTTATCCCAGTTGGTACCGGTGGCGAGCGCGGCGCTCGATGGAGACTTGCCGCCGTTCGCGACATCCCAGGTGTAGCCCTTGATGCCGAGACCGAAGGTGTAGTCCACCTGGATGGTCGTGGTGATGCGCTCGTTACCGTTGTTGGTCTGCACGTTCGAGATGATGTCTCGATTGTCGTGCACAAGCGCGGCACCAGCCGCCAGACCAAGGATGATCTCCTTGTTCGGCGTGCCTGTTTGAGCGAGAGCCGGCGCATCGGTGACGATCGAGGTCTTGCCGAGGATATCGACGACGCGAACGTTGCCGGCCTGGAACAGGTTGTTCGGGTTGGCAAGGCCTTGGCCGACCAGCTTGTGCCAGGTGGTGCCCTGCATGACTTGAGCAACCAGGTTCTGGCTTGCGTCGCCGAACTTCGCGTGCGCGCTGTTCAAGCCGGCCTGGGTGATGCCGGCGGTGGCCGACACATCGTTCACCGCTGCTGCTTGCGCGGTGATCGCAGCAACCAGCGCGGCGATGGCGGTGTTCAGCTGATCCTTCAGCAGTACTTCGGCAAATGCGCGGCTCGCAACTTCAACGCCTTGTGCAGTCGGACGCTGCAGCCAGGTCATTTGCGACGGCTCGTAACGAATCGGACCGAAGCCGCCCGCGACTTTCACGGTGGTGTCTTGCAGCTCGGTCAGGTCAACCGGAGTCACTGCGGCGTTAGCACCATAGCGATTCACGCGACGCTGAGCCGCCCCGAGGTTCTGGAAGAACGACTCTTGCAGGAAGTCACCGGTGAAGCCGTTTGGCGACAGCACAATCGCGCCGTTGCTGGCAGCGTTGAACGCCTCCAGCATTTGGTCCAGCGTCTCGAGAGTCGCCGGCATGATGTAATCGTTGAAGACCTGCATTTGAGACAGGGACATGAATTATTTCCTTACTTGAGAGGGAGATCAGAGAACCGGCTAGCGATCGCTGCCTGTCGTTCTTCCTTGGTGCCGCCGATATTGCCTTTTGCGGCCCCGCCGCCACCTCCAGCACCGCTGGCCCCGCCACCGGATGCTTTGCTACCCGCGATCAACGGCGCGAAGGCCGTGTCGTTTGCGAATTCTGCTTTCAGCTCATCCAGCGTTGCCGCCGAGAGCTTGCCCTGCTGGTCGAGTACGACCACAACAGGCTTCCCGTCGCGCTGTTCGACGCTCAGACGGCGCTCGATGTGCGGCAACAGGGCTTTGGCGCTGCCTGGGATTGCCAGCGCAGACGCGATATCAGTAGCGGTACGGCCGACAGTCAGATCCCGGATCTGCGCGCTCAGCGTTCCACGCTCCTGCTCCAGCGTGCCGTTCAGCTCAGCTTCGCGGCGGTTGTATTTTTCGGACCATGAACGCTCGAGCTCTTCGACGTTGCCGGACTTACGGGCATTCTCTTCACGCTCCAGGCGCGCCTGATCTTCAGCGTCCTTGCGCGCCTTGTCGGCAGCCTTCTTCTCGTCCAGCAGTTCCTGAACCTTGGATTTCAGGCCCGAGACATCTTCGGGTTGCGGCAGACCTTCAATGCCGAGTACGAACTTGCCGTCCTTCTCGGTGTAAAGAGCGCGCACGGTTTCGTCGACACCATCCAGGCTGTCCAGTTGGAATTTCAGCATTGTTTGTCTCCCAGAGACGTAGGTGCAGGCCCTGCCTGCGGGTTCTGCCTGTTAAGAGGCGATGTTGTAGAGGGATCCGCCCAGAAGGAGCGATATAAACCTTGAAGGAGTACTCCCTGAGCGATATAGTTTGCTCATGGAGTGAAATTAATCACTCCTTAAGCGACCCTGGAGGTCAAAATGCAAAACCATCAAGTCATCTATGATGCGAACAAAAAACCACTTTTCGTCGTCATCCCGTACGACGACGAGTACAAGCGGGCATTCGGAATTGAGCCATCGCTGGCTGCGATGAGCTCCGACTACGAAATCCCGCTGACGATCACCCTGCCAAACGCTGGGGCCGGTGCAACTATTGACCTTCCACGATTCGTCGAATACTGGGTGCGCTGTGGAATCCAAAGCCTTCCTATCAACAAGCGTGCCAAACCGCTTCGTGAATTCGAAGGCCGGGAGCGGTTCTCGCTCGAAGCTCTGATTCGGACCTGCTTCATCACCGAGCCGTATCGGAACACCATGCAGGCGGTCAACGAGGTTACAGACCAGTTGATCAACACCGGCCTATTTCGCGAGGTGCGCTTCAATCAGGCACAATTGCTTCCTGGAAAAATCTTCGATCGTGAGCAAGCCATCCTGCAGGCCGAGATCCAGCCATACTCGCGGACTGTGAACTGCCTCGAAATCGTCTACGAAAAAGCAGCCGAGTTCTGCAAGCAGCATCCGATTCCGAAAGACAGCAAAATCGACTCCCGGTGGTTTAATCGAGATCGCCCTTGATTCCTTGAGGTGGGCGTTGCTGAGCAACCCCGCCGCTCGTTTCTCAGAGACCAGCGCTGTAGAAAGCAAGCGGCTCGAGCTTTTTCATCTCCAATAGAGTCAGCGGTGCAAAATTGCGATCAAGCTGCAACTCGGCGAAGCGCTCGACGTTCAGCCCTCCCTCCCGGAACAGCTTCGCCCGAACCGGCCCGATAGCCTTGTCCTGAAACGCCGCCGGCTGTTGCTTGAGCCAGTCGTAATAGCTGAGGTCTGCCCTCACCTGCTGGGCGCCTCTGTCGCCGATGGATGCCCGGGTGGCGTCCTTGGCGAACAGAGCGCTGAAGCGCGTCACCGCCACCACCGTTGAACGGCAGTTGATGTGGATCGGCGGCCGCGGCCCCTCGGTCAACTTGAAGCGCTGCTTGTCGAGGGACCGGCACTGACTGGTGGTCTTCGTGTCCAGGGTGCTGACCCACTCCACCGCCTGCACGACATCAGAGTTCTCTTTCAGCGTTTCCATGCGCGCCTGGGTGGCGACGTGCTGCACCGCTGTCCGAACCACGGCGCCGGCGTTCCGGTTGGTCGTGGCCAAGATGCCGTCGTTGTACTGAAGCGCCTTAGTCCCGCGAATGTTCTTGATGATCTGGAAGTTCGTTTGGCCTTCGAAGAAGCCCTGCCGGATCGCACCAGTGAGTCGTTGTCGCTCGGCGGCGGTGAAGCCATCAATGAACGACTTGAGCAGCTTGCCGCCATCCGCACCGCGCACGCTGAGCGGATTGGTGAGGATGGCCGCCCTGATTGCAGCAGCGCCAGGCACAGCGGCATTAAACGAGACGCCCACCGGTGCCGCCCGAGTCAGGCTGGTCGCTTCGAACTCAGCCTCATAGTTCGCAATATCCACCAGATCGAGGTTCAGCTTGTCGCTGTAGCGGTTGAAGATGCCCAGCAGCAGGCCGTCCACTTCACTCAGCAGCCGCTCCAGCCTGACGATGGTGTAATCCGTCAGGTCGGTCCGGGTCAGCCGCTCACGAATCGAGCGGTCAATCTCCTTGAGGAAAGGCCCAAACTTCGCGACCTCCCCCGACTTAAGTTGCTCGAGGAAAACGGCATGCCGGATCGTGGCATCAAGGATTGCTTGGTTTGCCGCCATTCGGGATTACCTCGTCGTCATCCAAGTCGATCACTGGATTCTCTGTTTCCAGTTCGTCGCGGATCTGATCGTCGGTCTTCTCTGGATCGATCACCCCCCGATCGCGCAGGTACTGCCAGAAATCGCCCGCCGGCAACTTGCCGCCCTGCACTGCGTTGAACAGTGCGGAAAGGATCGTTGCGTCCAGGGTGATCTGGCTGAAGTCCTGATTGAGCTTGTAGAGGGTTTCGCCCGGAGCATTCACGAACTCAGCCATCCAGACCAGACACTGGCTGTAGGCCTCGCTGACGTTGCTCACTACCAGCGACAGGACACTGTGTTCCGCGGCGCTGTCGTTATCGGCCTGGGTCGCGGTCTTCACCGCGCTACCGCGCTCGATCAGCCGGGCACCGAGCGACACCATGTCCTCTTTCTTGGCGTCCATGGCCTCTTTGACGAGGGTGTTCGGCTCAGGCTGAGCAAAGCCACACGATCCATTGGCCGGCAGCGTCAGTGGAGCGCGGGAGCCGACGTAGATGCCGTTCGCTTCCAGGTGATCGCGCCAAGCCTCATCGAGTCCGGAAATCCAGAACTGTGGCTGACCCGAGAACCACACCGAATCCTCGTAGTCCGCGCTGTTGCAGTAATGGCCGATGTTCAGCACGGCCATGTCGTACAGCGGCGAATCGTCGATGCTGGTGTCGTTGTTCTCGCTGCCGAGGAACTGGAACGGAATCAGCTTCCACGGATGACCAAGGCCATTCAGCGGAGTGAAAGACGCGATGACCATCGTTGTTTCGCTGCTGCTCTCTTCCCAGACTTCCTGCGTGTAGATGCCGGCCTCGTCGAGGCGAAGCACTCTGTATTGCACGACCTTGTCACTGCCGAAACCGTCATCCGTATCTTTGTCGGCCTCTTCGCGCAGGACAACCAGGCTCAGCAGGTGTTGGCCTCCGACCTTGCGAGTTTTCCAGTTCCTGATGGCTTCGGCCGGGTAGCTGGCAACGCTTGCCCGGGCCCGGCCTGCTTGTTCGTCAGCCCTGCTCACGGTACCGGCTTCGACGGCGGCGTAATCCACCAGCAGACCATGGCGGCCGACTTCGAGCAGATGCCCAATGACCGATTGCGATTGCTGATAGACGCTTACGCCCTGCCCGTCGATGTCCTTCGACACGTAGTCGAGTGCGCCAGGGACGGTCAGTGTTGGCCAGGTACGGAACACTGCCCCCACCAGACTGTGTTTAGTCCGGCCGGTCGCGTTGTAGAACACGGCGCGTTGCTTATAGCCCTTGTAGCGGTCCCTGTTCTCGGCGCTGGTGTCATGTTCATTTGGCTTCGGCAGATAAACATCGCCTCGGGCCTTGACCGTTTCGGAGCCTTTGCACACGTCGCGCACCAGCCGCCAACGGGACTGTGCCGCGTCGTATTCCGGGCGGGTGTAGGTGACGTCTGCCATTAGCGTGCGAATCCCATTTTGATTGATTTGACCGGCTTCCTTGCGCTCTTGGCGACAGCGAAGTACCGGAATCCGTCGGAGCCGTGAGACGTCCAGTCGTGAAGCGGTTTGTCTTTCCAGCAGCCGCGCTTGTCGTCCCACTCCTTGCGGTAGTTCTCAAGACAGGCGATGCCTTCCTCGCATTTGGACTCGTCGAAGGCGCACTTGGGCAGGATCTCGCGAGCCTGTTCAATGCCATCGTTGATACCGAGCTTGGGAACGACCTGGAACGTCATGCAGTACTTCTGCCCGTCGATGTCGTAGCCCTCACGGGCCAGTTCTCGGCGGGTCTTTGCATCGCTGCCGAACTCGCGGTTATCGATGTCATGCGGCCCCCAATGCTCTGAATACGTGTAGCCACGATCCTTCAGCACCTTCATGTAGTGGCGCAGACCTTCGCCCGAGTTCTCGTAGTAATCGATGATGTGATATTCCTCGCCGACCTGACGCACGAACCAGATGGCCGTGGAGTCGCCGACGCCGATATCCCAGAAAGTCATCACCGGCAAATGGCTGTTGTTCGGCAGCACACCCACGCGCTGACTGGCGTAAAGCTTGGTGAACTGCTGGGCGTAGTAGGCGCCCTCAATCGACTGCTGGAAGGCTTCGGCCGGCAGAGACGGGTATTCCCGCTTCATGTCGTCGCCGAGTGTCTTCTCCTTGGCCGCGTACCAGGCGCGTTGACCGTCGTTCGTGACGATCCCGTGCTTGGCGTGCAACTCGTTGAAGTAATCGGTCAGGCGCTGCGGGATTACCACGTCAGTGGGGGCAAGCCAGTAGGCTTTGTTCTTCCACCAACTGAAAAAGAAGAACTTCCAGTCCAGCAAGCCAAGAGGCACGCCGGCCAGTTGTTGGCGCTCAGCACTCTGCGAGTAATCGAAGAAGTAGCCGGCCCGGCCCTCCGCCGTCGACTCAATCGTGACGAAACAATCGGTGGCCACAGCCTCGAATGCACCGGTGACGATCTCTCTGGCCTTGTGTGGAAACTTGGCGCAGATCTTCCCGAACTCAGACACATGCAGGTAACGCAGCGTGCCACCTCGGAACGACGTGGAAACGTAGAGCGAGCCGCCTTTGCTGAACACCAGCTCACCGGCAGCGTCGTTACTCGCCGGGTTGGCTGCGCGGATCTCGGCCGGTAGGTTGTCGTAGGCGTACTTCACTTTCTCCCGGAACAGGCGCTTGGCGTCGTTCAGGGTGTGAGCGATCAACGCGCACTTGGCCGACTCGAACAGAGCCGCGTCCAACTGGATGATGCAGCACTCAGTGGTGAAGCCGAGCTGCCGAGCCTTCAGGATGATGTTGCGGGTGTGCATCCCATCGAAGTACTCGAGCTGCTCGTCCGTCATCCGGAAGCGGACCTTCTTGCCCTGCTTGTCCGTGATGAAGTAGAGATTGTTCAGGCGCCAACGCTTGTCCCGGAGCAGCTTCAAGTGCTCGGGCTTCATGTCAGGCTTCCTTCGATAGATCGTCCATCAGTTTCGATAGCTCGTCGGCATCGTTGCCGCCAGTCTTGGTGTCGAGGTCGTAGGCTTGGCGCTCCAGGGAGATCAGGGTCTTCAGCGTCTCGGCCATTTCCTTCATCGTCTTGGAGCGACCAGGTAGATCGATGATCTTCTGGTACAGGTCGTTGCGCTTGTCCTGCCCGTTGTCGTCTTCGGAGCGCATCAGCTCGCCCAACTCTTCAAACAGGTGGCGGTTGTCAGTCAGGCTTTCCAGCTCATCCAGCAGTTTGTTTGTGAGGCGCCGGCCGCGCGAGATGTCGCCGCGGTGAGCCATGCGGATGTTGGCAATGACCTCAGCGTTGACCTCAATGATCTCCCGCTCGGTTTCCACCGATTTGCTGGCAACCTGTGTGGCAACCTCTCGTTTGGCAACCAGTGAATCAGCCTTCGCCTTGATCTTCGCCTTAAGGTCTCGCTCCCATCCGTTCGCCTTGGCGCGCTTCTGGATAGCGGTGTGAGAGACACCACAGGAGGCAGCGATCTCTCTTACGGAAAGCAATCCAGCCCGGTAGGCGCGTTCGATTGCCTCCCAGTCGGGCTGCTTGGTTGTCATTGGAATTCTCTGATACTTGAAATAGTGGCGCGTTGCCGGTATTGGTGAGACTCAACTCATCAGCAAGGAAAGCAACATGTCTGAATTGGCAAAAAACGTGACCAGCGCCAGCCCAAAAAAAACTAATGAGGAACACTACCGCGCTTATGCTGTAGCCGCTGCACTTGAGGTGATTGCGGGATACGTGGCATCAGGCCTGTCGGTGAACTTAGAGTCGGAGATGGAAAGTCTCTCAAGCTATGCTGACAAAATCCAAGAAGCGCTGAAGGTCAACGCAGAGTGATTCATCAGTGCCGCACTCACCTGCGGCACATCTACCCTTCCCCGCCATCCAGCAGCACATCAATCAACTTCTGCTCACCCAGACGCATGGCACCCAAGCACTGCAGGTCGTCACACTTAGGCCCCAGCCCGAACACAGTGACCTCGCCTTTTGGGCCGATCAGGGTCAGAGCACCAACAGAACAATGCGGATGCACACCGGCATCGAGATCATCAGCAATCTTGCGCAGGGTCTTGGCGGCGTCGCGCCAGTCCTCTCGTTTGAATTCCACAACCTTGACGGTCACTCAACTCACCATGATGTTGGTCTGCGTCAGGGCGTGCCCGTGCAAGAGAGACACGACCAATCCTTGAGGGAGGCCGGCAGCCTTGGCAGCGTCAATCGCTTTGGCGATGGCGCTATCCAGTTCAGTCACTGCCTGGTTGATGGCGGGGCTCAGCGGCAGAGCGTGATGTAGCCGAGTCACCTTGCTCATCAGCTGAACGGATCAGCAGGTTTGGCGATCGAGCGTACGAACCACATGAAACCTTGTTGCAAGTTCGTCTTGGCAAGGGCCAGCAGGCGTGGATCGACACCGTCAATCTGGCCGATTTGCTTGAACAGTTCACCGGCGTCAGCTTCAAGCGCCTTGATGGAGTTCATGCCGTCAATTTCCGATTGAGTCAGGTCGCGATAGCCAGTGATTTTCTTGTGCTGATTGTCCATTGTGATTCCCTCGTCGCAGGTTGCGACACAATTTGATGATTCGCGAAACGTGTCGCGGACTACTTGATGTTCTGGGCGGCCGTATATGCCGCCTCACACGCAAAGCCAGCTATTCGGCTTCGGTCAAGCGCTTCTGCCAGGCTTCCCGCTGTTTCGTCAGCGCTTCTACGCAGGTCGGCAAGCAGAACTGTAAGGTCGGCTCTTGCCTTGCTTCCGCTGGCAACCTCGGCAGTACAGGACTTTCGACTGGCAACGAGGTCGGTGATTTGCTGCTGCAAGCTGCGAGCCCGGCCATCAGCAATAGCAACGGCAGCCGTAACGTGTTCAGTCTTGGCTTTCGCATCGTCGGAGACTCGGTTGATGTCATCAGTGATTTGGTGTTGCAGGCGCAGTGTGTTGCCAAGGGAAGTCACCCGAGCATTGGCCGTGTCGCGCTCAGCCACTACGAGCGCGCGATCAGCCTTCACGCTATCCAGCCGCCACGAGAGGTAGCCGATGGATGCGAGCGCAGCCAGAACAACCCACATCCAGATCGGGACCATCCGAAGAAGAGTCACGGGTTCTTTCTCTCTGCTGCCTTGCCGACCTTGTCGCAGGTCATGCAGTGCTCGCAGTTCAGCGTTCGGCAGAGCCACGCTTTCACCGGCTGCCAGTACGTGACCATGAAGATGTGGCGCACGCCGGCCAGGGCCAGAGACACATGCAGCGTCAGTCCTGCGGTGGTCGGACCGAAGAAGATGTTCTGACTCCGAACCATCACCACAAAACCGCTGATGGCGATCGTCGAGTAGATCAGCTTCCCAAGGATGCCGTCCCTCACCTTCCCGCTCAGTACGCACCAGGTGGCCCACAGCGAAATCAGACCTACCGCGATGGAGTTGATCAGTTCGTAATTCATGGTGGATTGCCTCCCCCGAACCGCTGGCGAATGAACGCCCAGAGGTCAGCGGCTTTAATAGCCCGGGTGATCGCAGCAATCAGCGATCCGCCGAAGGTGCCGAGTAGGAAGCCGATACCGGCAACGCTTCGAGGCTCGACGACGCCGAGGTAGGTGCTGACCAAACCCGTCAAGTAATGAGCGCAGGCAGCACCCGAGAAAATGAAGATCACCCAGGCTTTCCGGTCTACCAGGTCGTCCCGGTGCCACCAACTCGCAGCGATTGCCCCGAGCAGCCCAGCTGTGAACCATGTATCCAACCTGTCGAGCAGGCGGTAGAGAAGCTCCATGCGCTCGACTCCGTTGGCATGACGTGAATTGAATCAGCTCCAGCAGCACTCCCAGCTCAGAGCGATGGGTGTGGCGGAGCCGAAAACGAAAAAGCCCCAGCAAATGCCAGGGCTTTTAATTGAAACTAAAGATCTTCTAGATCGGCTTAACGGTGCCAATTTCAAACTCACCGCGCACCTCTTTCTTGCCGCTCACCCACCTGCATCCAACGAGATCATGCCGAGTTGATCCATTAGTTCTAGCGATGTTCCCGCCAAAGGCCACTGCAACACTGAAATCCTTGGGTCCACAGCGATCAACTACCATGCGCGGACCACCCGAAGCGAGTTCGACCGGTTCACCCTCTCGGGGGTTGTAGAACTCAGTGGACTTCACGAACTGTAGGTCAGTTTTTTTTATTTTATTTCTCTTCAATTCAGTTTTTTCAAACCACTTGCACTCGACATAATCGTTGCTCATGGTCTGCGGCGCCGCCATTCGTCCCGTGACCCCAAGCGCCCCCCCCACAGGAACCGGACCAGCATTGATCACAGTCATAAGTTGGTTGGTTAATGTGTAACGTACAACATCGCCCAGCTTCAATGCTTCGCTCATTAGTGAGCCTCCTTGTTAGCTCAACCCAATATGAGGGTTGAAACAAGAAATTCAAGCTCCCTAGTAACCGCGAACGCATCCATTAAAAAACCCGGTGCTTGGCCGGGTTCAGATATTCGTGTGCGTGTTGCGTGAATTGCGCACTATGGGAAAAGTACGCGCAATTCCCCGTCACGTCAATATGATTATGCTGCCTCTTCTTCTTTTTCCGTGTGAATCACCTGCCAGACCGGTTGTTGAGCCTGAATATCCACTTCCTTGATGACTTCTTTCAGGGATTCCCACAGGTCCAGCCAATCACGCGTCCAGTTCTTCGGGTCGATGGTGACGCCGAAAAAGGTATTCATCTCTGCGGCGACTCGTGCCGGACCCCACTCAGCCGCCCCGACCACTTCCCCCTTGTACGATTGCAACGCCAGAGTCACCAGGTACTGCGCCTTCACGCGCTTGGCCGAAGTGAGGTCGGGCAACTTGGCATGGGCGGTGATCAGCAGCACAGCGTTCATGACGTGGCGCATGGTCATTGCCGGGTGGTAGAGGTAATGCCCGAACTGCTGCACCTGGAACGGCAGCGTGTCGATGGCGCGCAAGACCTTGCCGATGGTGGCCAGGTGCGCGGCGCGGGCGGTGGATCGGCCAATCGGCGTGCGGCGCGTCTCGCTGATGCTGATCTTCTGCCGAACGATCTGGATGCGCTCTTCTTTGTCGTCGCCCAGGGCGGCAAACACGGCCTCGTGGCGGCGCATTCGATTGCCGGCCTTCACCGGTGCCGATTCAGCCTTATCGATTGCCACAGCGCTGATCGACGCGTTCGATTCGTGCTGCGACTCAGTCCATACCTGTCTTGCGTTGATCAGCTTCATGCTGCTTCCTTTTTCAGTTCTTTGGTCTTCGCCAGGTAATCGGCCTTGATGTTTTTCAGGTCTTCAATGGTGTAGCGCTTCGGGTCGTGCGGTCCTTCGAGCCAATCCACCCTGTCGGCGCCGATGCGCTTCACCAGTTCGATGCGGTAATTCACGATGTCGCCGGACTTGTGCGTGTTGCATGGCGAGCATTGCCGGTGGCAGTTCAGCGGTTCGAATCGCAGCGCCGGATTACTCCCTACAGTCCGGTAATGCCCGGCGTCGTACTTGCCCTGGTGGTGTCGGCCGCAGCTGATGCACGGCAGAGCCGCGTCACGCTCACGAACCCAGGCGTTGAAAGCAGTCTGAGCCTCCTTCATGTACTGCCCTTTCGGCTTGATCCGATCTTTGGCTGCGCGGATCTCCTTGCGGCCAATATCGGCCAACGATTTGCGCGCTTTTTCTTCGTTTACGTGCTTGATGGCAAGGCCGCACTTTGGGCTGCACACAGACTGACCCAGGCGCTGCGGCGGGAAGCTGATGCCGCATGCAGGGTTCTTGCACTTCTTCGGCTTGGGTTGCTTGGCGATCATGCAGCCTCCTTGCTGAGTAGATCGGTGAAGACCACGCCTTGGCCGGTGAAGAACGTGGCGATGCGGTCGGTGTACTGGATGCCTTGGGCACGGTTGAACAGGCTGGTAACGGGGAAGCCGTCAGGGCCAAACAGCTTGCACTCACCCATCATGGCCAGCTTCTCCTCGTAGGGCAGATGACGCATGACCCGGTACCACGCTGCCTGGAACCCCGAGTCCTCGTTCAGCAGGATTTGCACCCCGAAGTGCAACTTGCAGTAACGCCGAGCGTCAGCCGCGTCGCCGATCTGGCTCATCTCAGCGATGCGCTTGTACATCCCAAACCACAGCGAGTTCTGATCAAGCGTGCGGTCCTTGCCCGGGCGCAGGGAGACCACGACGAACTTCTTGTCGCGGTACATGGTGGTCAGGCAGGTGATGGCCTCGGAGAGCTTGGCCTGGCTGTTGACGCTGATCTTGTCGGTCATGATCAAAACCCCTCCTTGCCGCGCTGAGATTCCCATTCGAACGGAATGACGATCACCCCGCCCTCCCGCAGACGATCCGCACACCGCTCGCCGATCGCGGCCGGCAATGCCTTGGCATCCAGATTGGAAACGATCACCGTCGGGCGCTGCTCCTCGTACCGGCCGTTGATGATTGCGAACAGCGTGGTCAGCTCGAAGTCGCTGGGCTTTTCCTTGCTGACGCCGATCTCATCGAGGATCAGCAGAGAGGGGCTGATGAGGCTCGACAAGATCTGGCTTTCACTCTGCTCGCTGGTCCGGTCGTAGCTGGCGCGAATCGCTTGCAGCACGGCGCCGACAGTGCGGTACACGGCGGTGGCGCTCGATCTGGCCATGATCTCGTTGGCGATCGCCACGGACAGGTGCGTTTTGCCCGTTCCCGGTTTCCCCAACAGCAATAGACAGCGGCCCGACTCGGCGATCTGCGAGAACTCGGTGGCATACCGGCGGCAGGTGTTCAGCGCTTTGTGCTGCTCGGCGGTGGTGGCCACGTAGCCTTCGAAGGTTTTGCCAGCGAAGCGCTTCGGGATCAGCGCTGAGCCAAGCTTGCGCTCCATGGCCATGCGGAGCATCAGCGCCTTGCTCTTACGCTCAGACTCTTCCGTCGCTATCTGGGCGATTCGAGAGCACTCAGGGCAACCGGTCTTCAGCTCGCGACCGATGACCGAGAAAATCTTCTGCTCGAACTCACCGTGGGTTTCGCATTCGGCGGGCTGGATGCGAGTTCCCGGCGGAAGCTCGGGGGTCGGTTGTACTGGTTCAGAACGCATAGCTACCGTCCTCCCGCTGGATTAGTCCGTCGGTGTAGTTGCGGTCAGCGAAGCCGGTGTGACGGCTCTGCGGGGCAGTTTTGGCAGAGGGTTGTTCAGCCAGGCGCTTGGCGATCCACTCGGCCTTGAAACCTTGCCATCCAGCGGACAGTGCCTCGGTCATGGCGGTCTTCACGTCGATCCCATGATCGGTCTTGCACTTAACCAGTTCGGCGTTTAGCGAATCCCAAACGGTCGCGGTGGTCGCGGCGCGCTTGGTCTTGCGCAGGGACAGCCAGTCGACCAGCAGTTGCTCAGGGATGGCGTTCGGGTTGTTGGCCAGCATCTGGATTTTGCCGAACGGCTTCTTGCGCTCAGGCTTCGGCGGAGCCAATTGCGCTTGGGGCGGATTAATCTCTTTCGAAGAAAGAGTTAATAGGGGTTCTTTCTTTGTATAAAGAAGGCAAGTTGCCGTTTTGGTCTCACTCGCCTCAGGTCTCAGTGAGACGATTTGGGCTGAGTGAGACGTTTTGGTCTCAGTGAGACGGTCAGGTTTTTCCTCATAGAAGGACCACTCGCGAATAGGGGAAATCCCGATATCACCTCGGCTTCCCCCTACCCGGAAAATGATTCGACGCTCAAGGAGATGACTGATCGCTTTCGACGTGACGTCTCGGCGCATGTTGGTCTGCTTGCCGATATCGTCGGCGGTCAGGCGCTTGGTTTCGAGTTGATAGCCGATGGTCTGCCGTGCAATGGCCATGAGAACGCGCAGTTCGCGCGCTGGCAGGTCAACCGTAGCCAAAGCCTCCATCAGGCTGTTGTCCATACGGGTGAATCCCCTGCTGCTGTTCAGCTGGATGATGTTGTCGGGGGTCATTGCTTGACTCCCTGAGAACGAGATTTGAGGCGCGACACGTTTTCGGAATTAACAAAACGTGTCGCAACATGGTTCGGGGTATTGCTTGAATTAAGCTGGCTCTGCATAATCGACGCTCTCTAGTTTCGCGAATCAGCCGACCTTCTCCGTCGGCTTTTTTGTGTCTGAAATTCAGGCAGCCTTCAGCGACTCGCGCAGCACGTGCAGCGCGTCAATTGCTTCCTGGATGGCTTTGTCGCCCTGGGCTTTTTCGTGCTGACTAATGTGGTTGTCTGCGGTGGCGTCGAAAATCAATCGGCCCACGTCGCCACACTCGGCGGTCAAGTGGCACAGAGCGACCATCAACGGCTTCGGTGCAGGGCGTTCACGCTCGACCAAGTCAAAGCCGAACTCGTTAGCCAGGGCCGACAGCGGACCTTTGTCGCCGGTGTGCAGCAAAATCCCGTACAGATGCTCGATGGTCAGGTGGTGAGCGTCGTTATCCGGGTTTGCGCGCTGGAGCAGGCTCACATGCGGAACACCCATCTTGGCGCTCAGCGACTTTGCTTCGTTGTCCTTGACCGCGTCGTGGCAGGCCCGCAGGAACTTGTCCATTCGTAAAACCTCGTTTCTGTTTCCGTGGTGGCGTAATGCCAACAAGGCGATCATTCGTTCATCAACTGATCAGGGACGAATCCATGACCTTCTCTTCTTCCAGTCCCGAACCAGGGACCAGCGCCAATCTTGAAAGCTGTTACCGACCTAACATTCCCGCTTTGCGGTCCCTAATAAGGGCTGTGAATCACCGCTTGGGAGGAAAGGCGACTACGTTGCTATTGGGTAAGGCGCTGTCGCAGATCGCTTTCTTGAGCCCTGGCATGGCCAGTCGCAAAAGCTCGGAGGCCAAAGCATCCGGGGTGATTCCGATCTCCGACGCCCATCGCGCCAGTTCTTCTGTTGCGCCCTTCCTGAGTTCAACCACTGCACTGGGCATGAAACCCCCTCTATGGCCTTCTCAGGCGCGTCTTTTCTCCAGCTCAAACGGAAGCTCTCCGAGCGTTCGCTTGACCTCAAGCGCGGCCTCGATGATTTCTCGGCTAAGCACGCTGTGTTGCAACTTCATGTCGCGAGCAACGTCCTTCAGTTCCTGAAAGACTTCATCATCGAGGCGCACCTTCACCTGGTGCTCGTGGCGGTGCGTTTTATCGTCGTAAGCCATAGGTTCACTTCCGCTTTCGGTGTGACTGGGCAGGGTTAGGCGGCGGATTTACGAGTTGGCTGATGGCGAGAACAGAGCTCGCGAGCGGTGATTTCACCGCCTGTAAGCTCCTCCGCCTTGAATGCCTTCTCTGCGCTCATCAAGTAAATGCCAGACACCCAGTACGAAACCGCAGCTTGAGATACGCCGAGAGCCAGAGCTGTTTTGGTTTGCCCGCCGAAGTGGTCGACGAGCCTTTCGATGGGGGTCATTTGAGATCCCTCCTGATAAGCCTGCTTATATCCTAAATAGAAGGACACTTATTTGCAAGCCGATAAGGGAACTTATAAATTCCAGCTGATGAGCACACTCGCCGAAAGAATCAAATCCGCACGAATTCACGCCAAGCTGACGCAGAAGGCTCTCGCTCTTAAGGCGGGGGTTGAGCAGCCGGTGATCTCGCAGTTGGAAACTGGAAAGAACCTCCAAAGCGCGCACCTGCCGAAAATTGCGCATGCGTGCGGCGTGAGCGCCATTTGGCTATCTGAGAATATTGGTCAGATGATCAATTCAGCGGCGGCCGAGTCGAACGTGGGCGAATCCCGTCAGCCCGTTGAGTCCTACCGCTACCCGGTAATCAGCTGGGTAGCCGCCGGCGCCTGGGCTGAGGCCGTGGAGCCCTACCCGGCCGGCTTCTCGGATCGCTATGAGTTTTCCGAGTACGACTCAAAAGGTGCCGCGTTTTGGCTTGAGGTCAAAGGCGACTCGATGACTTCACCGGTTGGGCAAAGCATTACCGAAGGGACTCTAATTCTGGTAGACACGGAAGCAGAGGCTGCTCCCGGGAAGCTAGTTATCGCCAAGCTGCCGGATAGCAACGAAGCGACCTTCAAGAAGCTGGTAAATGACGGCGGCAAGCTATTCCTGAAGCCGTTAAACCCGTCATGGCGAATTGAGCCTTTCACCGAAGACTGCCGAATCGTAGGGGTTGTGGTTCGGGCGCTTCAGAAGTTTTAAATAGACGGCTAGGTGAGCCGATCCATGGGGGTATTCGTGTGCATGCACATCTTTATGGGTAAGAAACGCAGTGAAATCTGTCTCGCCCGGCATGCTGAAGGCGGAAAGGATAGTGCAAGGCAAGGCTGAGTGGATGCTGTAGCGCGGGCCTACAAATGCACGCCTACAACGTTTAAAGGTTAACGCCGTTAACTGTTCTCCGGAGAACCATTAAAGGTACGGCGGATCACCCTGAGTACGGGAATCCCTGCCGATCTGGAACGAGGGCTGACGGCATGGCGCACTCACTTCAATACCAGATAACCGAATCAGTTCGCGTCGTTGAGATCGAGATTGGGAAACTGCTCGATTTGGCAGCAATGCTGAAAGACGATGGAAACGATGCCCTGGCGACGGCTGTCTCGAACCAGGCGAATAAGCTGCTTGAGGCTGCTGTAGCGCTGAGAATCGCGATGGCAGGCTGACTGCTTATGCTGCCGGATCGTCGGCGTTGTGGTTTGGGTACTTCAGAAGTTTTAAGCCAGCAAATCACGATCCTGAATTACGTGTTTTGGCGCGAAGAGTGATTGCGCACAGAGCCGATGAAAACCGCCCCCTTGAAAACGAAGGAAAGGAACTCCGATGAAAAAGCTAATGGTCACAGGGTTGCTCGCGTTGATCGCCGTTGCGATTTACACGCAAATTACGCTCTTCGTGATCCCTCCCATCGGGGCCGTTCCGGAAGGGCGTACAGTCGTCATGCTAAGGCTCAATAAGACCAATTTCATCGATAGCCCTGATGCCATGTGCGACCGTATGCAGGGTGGAGTCAGCTTGCTGTGCAGAGGAATGACCATGGCCGCTGTCGTAGAAAAAACCAAAATCATCGCAAGGCTTCCCTACTCGGACTGGCTCTATCTTCAGTCTACGGATGGAAAGCGATTCAACCGCTGAGTCATTCTCTTATGTCGACGATGTGATGGGAGGCTTCCATGGGACTCAATAAACCAGAGCAAGACCTGAAGCGAGACCTCCAGGGTGTCGCCTCTGATTTGAAGTGGTCAGCGGTGGAGCTAAAGCGTATTGCTGAGCGACTCAGCCTGGCCGGCAATGAGATCGATGCCCAGGCCATCCATCACCTGATCACTATTTTCAAGGCTGGCGAAGCAAGACTTAATGCTCGATCGGTGGAAATATCCGCCAAAAATCCTGAGTCGATAGCCTGAGGTCAGCATGTCCCTCACCAAGCCCAGCCAAGAGCTGCGCCGCGAACTCAAGGCCCTAGGGCTTGATATCGAGCAAGCTGCAGACGAAGTGCTCAGAATCACCAAGGACTGCCGTGATGTCGAGGTGGCAGCCGTCCTGAAGCTGATTGCGAAGCTCTACGAGGATGCGGATCGGGTTGCGGCGCTGGCGGATGAGGTGAAGGCGGGAAGGATTGTGCGGGGCAAGGCTGAATAGGTGACGGGCACTACACATTCGAAAGAATGTATTGCCGAAAATAAGGATTCAAGGAGGATTCTGCAGTGATTGCCACGCTAACAGATGAAAAAATTACGAATCTGCTTACATGCCAGAAGACCATCGCCAACCCTGGCGCACGGTGGAAAGACTACCCAGGATGCAAGCAAAAGAATTACGAAGTCACCTCAGATGACGGCGCTGATTTCGAAATTTATTTGCGCCAAAACAAAAAGATACCGCACAGCTTTTCTTGCGGCATTTTGTTGAGGCTGCCCAATGGAGATGCAGTAACCTTGGCACGCTACAACGGGAGCTGTCATGCGCACTCCAACCCTCTTGAGGGCGGCGAAAAGGTAGACTTCACACCGCACATTCACCGGGCTACTGAGCGATACATTCGAGTCGGCAGGAAACCTGAGCATTACGCAGTTGCATCTGATGCCTACACTGATCTCGAAGGAGCATTTGATGCCCTTCTGTTAGACTGCAATGTGTCAGGGTTGGGCCGACCTAATACGAAGCACCCGGATGTCGGGACCTGGCAGCAAACCACTTTAGGCTTCTTCGATGAGTGACCTGGCAGACATTCGCAAATCTCTATGCTCCGCGTTCTGCGACGATGTCGCCGTGCGCGCCTGCGGGGAAATGATTGCCGTCGCGCTTCCAATGGTCGCGAGAGATGGGGACCAATTCACTGCGTATCTGTCTCGCATCGCTGGCGGCTGGCGCATCTCAGATGCTGGCACCACGATGATGCGGCTCAGCTACGAGAATGACATATCTAAATTTTACTCCGGCTCAAGGGCCAAGCTATATCAGAGCATTTTGTCAGAATCAGGACTGGCCGAAGATGAAGGTGAAATATACCTTGAAGTCCCTGCTGACAAGATGGTCAGAGGACTTTTCGACATAACTCAAGGTCTGTCTCGCATCGAAGATATGGCGCTGTGGTCGTGGTCCAGAGTCGGATCTACTTTCTATGACGACCTACGCGAGGCGATCAAATCCACTCTACCTGCCGGATCGTATGAAGAGGGGTATATTCCAGACATCCCTGATGGCCCAGCATACATGGTCGACTACAAGATTCACTCCGAGGGGCGCCCCGTCTACCTGTTCGGAGTAAATGGCAAAGATAAGGCTCGCATCACAACGATTACTCTTCTGCATCTGAAGCAAGTGGGCGAGCCTTTCACCTCGATCATTGTTTGCAGTGATTTCACAGGACTTCCTAAGCAGGACAGCGTCCGACTGCTTAAGGCTGCAAATGACTTCGTACCAGATATTACCGACCTAGACACATTCAGAGAGAAGGTGAGGCATCACCTTCGATAGCCCGGCTCAGCACAGGGCTTTTCGTATCTGCCTGTCATGCCTTCGTCACACCTACCAAGCACAATGCAGTCAGCCAAAGGGATTTGGCCACGTGCATAAAGAGCCCGGCCTAGCGCCGGGCTTTTTCGTTCTACCCTACCCTGGCCCGCCCATGCACTCTGCGGTGCTGGCAAGCAATGCCCCCGCCTGCTGGACAAGCTTTATCCACTCGTCGCTGGTGATAAGGTCGGCGCGTTGCATAGCGTCAGCCCGCCTCAACAGACCGAAGTACTTAACCTCTGCGTCCATTTGGCTTCCGGCCAGTGTGAATAGCTCGCGCCAAGCTGTCATGGCCAGTCTTCGCTGTGCCTCTCTCATTGGAGCCCCTAGTGGTGATCTATGGGTCAGGTTACAGGGCCGTTCAGTATGATGGCACTCTGGGCGACCAATGGTGGCCGTGCGCCATGAACGAATAAAAGAATCTGAATAGAGCCCGCCAAGCGCGGGCTTTTTTGTGCCTGGAGAAAAGCTCGCAAGCCCCCGGCTACCGAAACAAATAGGCCAATGTTTCTTGCCAAAATATGGCAGGAACAATACTGTACATGCATACAGTTATAGCAAGGAGCTTTTCCATGTCAAAAATCGCGTCACCCGCTTCGCATGCCAGAGACTCATATGAATTGGTTGGTCGGCGCATCCAGCGTCTGATAGCCGCGCCAGGCGTTCAGAAGATCCAAGTTGTCACCGTCGCCCGCAACGATGATGAAAGCCCAGAGGCTTGGCGTCAGGTAATCCAAGACATCGAAGAAACGAGCGGCGTGCGCATTGAGCACCTGGACGGCGGCGCCGTCAGGATCGGATGGCGACAGTACTGCGAAGCGTGAAAGGACCCGCCTACGAGCGGGTTTTTTATCGCCTCCGTTAAAATATATAAGCACGCTTATTGACGAATAAAATAAGCGCACTTATATTTCAATCCATCGCAACCCAGTCCCCACATCGGGACCAGCTGCGAAGGGTCGAGAGATCCGCCGCTCTTTAACAGCTCAGGATCCTCGCCATCGACTACCCCGGGTTTCAGCCGGTAAGTGCGAGCAAAAAATAGTTGATGCCAAGCCAGCTCTGGAACTGGCCGTGCTCACCAGATGTGAGTACGCGAAACCACGCAAGCCAGCCGTACCAGCACCGAACACGAAATGTGCGACGACGGCCAGAGATATGAATCCGACGATGCGCGTGGTGGAGACAACAGATTTCACTGGCTGGCCTTGGCGACAGGGCCAGACGGGAAATCAACCGAATAAGCACGGAGCACCTAATGAGCGATAAAACACTTCAACAGCTTCTCGCTGAGCGCGTCACCGCATTCGCATCCAGCGAAAAGCCGGTCGAAATCATCGACGAACACGTTAAGAAGATGTTCGCCAGCGTGATAGACAACTGCTTCGGCCGTTACGGCGACATGGGCAAGCAGGTCGAGGAAGCGATCAAGGCCGCTCTGCCAGCCAATTTGACCGAAATATTTGAGCTGACCCGCTACAACGCCATGATCGCCGCTGCGCTGAAAGAAAAGTGGGAAAACAGCGGCGTCGAGGCTGACATGGTGCGCTTGGCGCAGAAGCAGATCGATGAGGTTCTGAACAAAGACGCGATGCCTGAAGTGATCAGTTTGCAGGCTCTCCTGGAGGCTTTTGTAGAGGACCACAAAGAGTCCGCTGCAGAAGAACACTGGGAGGCCCCCGACATCCGCTTCCAAGCATCCGACTACGGCGGCCTGCACATCTACTTCGATAAGAAACCCAAGGATCACGGGATTACGACCTACTCCAGAAGCTCTGAGCGCAGCGAATACCTGCTCGACAACGCGATCCACATCAGCTTCGACCGCCACGGGAAAGACCGAGACGAAAAGGGTCTCGAGGTCGGATCGGTGTACGCCGCGAAGATCGACAACGAGAAGATCAGCCAAACCCTGAAATTCCGTTCTGAGTTCGAAAAGATGGTCGCCGCACTCTACTTCGGCTCTTCAAAGATCCTCGTCGATTGCGACGAAGACGAGTTCAGCTACGGCATTTACGACTGAGCATCGCCTCTGCCCATTCAATGAGTGGGCAGAAGGATGTGGATGAAAGCGGACGTGGCCTTGGACCAGCGGGAGCTGAGGCATTCAACAAATAGACGTAGCGGCCTTATTCGGCCATCTGCATCCCGAGCACCTGGTACTCCCCAGCACCAGGCCGCATCGGAGAGTGATCGAAGCGTGCCCAAGCGGGCTGCAGCGCTAGGATCGCAAAGCCCCGGAAATGTCCTGAGCCGGTATGAGCGAGACGGCCAACACTATAAACGCGGCGGGAAACAAGCAGGGGTTGCGCCCTGGTGTTTCGATCACTCTCCGATGCGGACGAAACTGCGGCCTATAACCGCCCACCTGCATCGCAACCAACTACCGAGGAATGCTCGGCAGTTGCCCTTCGTTACGGAGGTTTTGCCATGAAGTAGCTGAACGATTCACCCGCGTGGCACAGCAAGCCTGAAGGCTGCGCCCAACACCCATACAGGCAGCGGACAGTAGGCCGTCGATGCTACCGCGCATCGGCCGGGTTTCCGGTAGGCCACCCCAGCGCACGAAGACAACTTGATGCTGCAAACCCAGGCCGTCGCCAGTCGCGGGCCTGGGCCCCGCATCCCATATCGGAGCCGACACATGGAAAAGCTTCAAGTCCAAATGGACAAAGGCTGGGCATACGTCTTTTGCTTCATCGGGAAGAAATTGGAAACGACTGACAATCGCGACCACGCCCTTCCGCGCAAATGCCCGGAACTTGCGGGCAGGATCCTCGAGGAGTTCGAAAGGGACTTCCCCGAAGAGAAATTCCGGCTGGCCTGATCGGGCCGGCTGCACCCTCCTCCCGACACCACCCGCATGCACTCCCCTCCGCGCCCAACGGCAACCAGCGGAACGGATGAGTGCAGCCGAGTTTTGTTGGATCAACCACAGAGGTATTTGCGATGCGCCCAGTAATGACTCGAATCGGCAATTCCTGCTCCGGCTTCAAGAGCGCTGGTAAAGCGCTGTTTCATCACTGGGGTGTAGACACGATTGAAGCTGATACCGGCTTTGGAAACTACACCGTGGCGATCGTCGAGTATCCGGACGGCCGTGTCGACATCTTTCCCCCGGCGAACATTTTGTTCCTCGATGTGCAGGACCAGGGTCAGGCGGTCATCGACAACTTCATCGGCGAAGCGAAAGTCGCTTAACCCGCCACTCTGGAGGCGACCATGGCAACCAGCTATGCAGACGGTGCACAAGCCCGAGAGTGGGATAGGCGCTACGACGCTTGGGGTCGCGAGAAGAAAGCGAAGCCCGACGAGTTCCACGACTATGAAGCCTCCGAACAGATGCGCACTCAGGCGCTGGCTGATCGTGCCGTTCGCGCAATCGAAGAGCGCAAAAGCCTGAGGCGGCGCATTACCGCAACCATGGCTCAAATGGAAATGGTGTGTCCGCCAAAAGGAGGCGCAGCGTGAGCACTCAACAACGCGACCACGATACGGCGGTCACCTGGATCGAAGGTGAGATAGACAACATGATCCGCGACCTCGGCAAGCCAAACGCCAGTTCAGCTGCGACATCAGTAATCACGTTGGCATACCTGCTGCGCGTGATCGACGACGCCGAGCAGCGCCACTACCGGGCGCGCATCGATCAGATCTACTCCTCCTATAACGAGTCGAACAAGCAGGGAGCAGCAGCATGACGACCCCACCGGTTAAATCACTAATCGACGAGCAGCTCGACGAGATCGAATCGAAGCTGGTCCTGCTGGGTTTCGGCCTGCCATTCAACGAGGTGATTGGCAAGTCTCGCGAAGCTTTGGTCGCCAGCCTGCCACGCCGTCTGGCGGCAACCATGAAAGGCGGCCGGATCGCGGTGAGGGTTCGGCCATGACTTCCTATCAGCGCGCAAAGCGCTTTTGGTTCTGGCGAGGCTCAGCCATCGCCCTACTCTTCTTCACCGCCTGGATGCTGGCAAGCTCCTACTCCGGCCAGCTCACTCAATAACCCACACCTTCAAAGCTGCGCACCGCGCCGCAAGGAACTGTCATGTCCGCAAATACTAAACAAGCACAAGAATCGCTCGAAATGAGCGAAACCGACGACGTACAAAAATCTGTAGTTCCTGCGGTTGCCGTCACCGACATCGCCGAATATCGGCCGCACGAGGAACAGATCGTTCGTCTGGAGACCACTTACGCGAAGCTGGTCGTTGACTGCTCGACCAGCGAAGGTTTGGCGAATGCGAAGGAAGTTCGCGTTGATATCCGCGACGTGCGCTACGCCCTGGCGAACACCACCAAGACGGCGCTCGTTCCATATCAACAGAAAGTCAAAGATGCCCAGGCTCGCGTCAACCAGGTTAAGGAATTCGGCGAGGCCCTGAAGGATCGAGTCTTGGCAATCGAGGCGCCTGTTGACGAAGCAATCAAGGCCGAAGAAAAACGCGTAGCTGACGCCAAAGCCGAGCGCGAGCGTGTCGAGGCTAAACGTGTCGAAGCTATCCGGACGAAGATTACCCGCTTTAGTTCTGTCGCTGCTGCATATGCAAGCCGCAGCGCTGCTGATGTCGCAAGCGTCCTGCAAAGCGTCAAGGAGTCGGTGATTCTGCCCGAAGAATATGCTGAGTTCGAAGCTGAAGGCACCATCGCTCGCGACAACGCTATTGAGCAGCTTGAAACGCTACACAGGTCTGCCGTTGAACGAGAAGAGGCTGCCGCCAAGCTGCTGGCCCAACAGAAAGAACTTGATGAGCTGCGCGAGAAGCAGCGCATCGCCGATGAGAACGCGGAGAAGGAACGCCAACGGATCGCAGCAGAAGATCGCCAGCGCATTGCAGATCAGCAAGCAGAATTGAACCGGCAGCGCGAGCAACTGCAGCGCGATCAAGACGCTCAGCGCCTAAAGGACGAGCAGAACCAACGCGACCAGGAAGAACTGGCTCGCCTGCGCGCACAAGCTGCCGCACCGGCACCACTAACTGCCGTGACTCCGGCTCTGGTTGCAGAGAAGGTTGAAATCGCCCCCATCTGCACACATGCGGTCGCCTCTGAATCGGACGATGTGACCACGACCGCGCCATCGGTTGACGACATTGTCGAGGTGGTAGCCCTAGGCTTCGACGTGGACCTCGGCACTGCTCGCGCTTGGCTTCAAGCCATCCGTTTCTAACCACCCTTTCCATCTAAAGGTCGACTCACTCCTTGTCGGCCACGGAGAGCGCAATGAACGATTCAGACACCCAAGCACCAACCGGCCTCGCCACGTACCACGATCCATCGCACAACGCAGCAGCGCTCATTCTCGATCCAGGCACCATGAAGTCGATGAGCGACCTCGCGCTGATGATGTCGAAGGGCGTGACAACAGTCCCCAAGCATCTGAAGGGCAATCAAGCTGACTGCATGGCGGTAGTGCTACAAGCAATGCAGTGGCAGATGAACCCTTTCGCTGTTGCGCAGAAGACGTTCATCGTCAACGGCGGCGCCCTGAGCTACGAGGCGCAGCTCGTCAACGCAGTGATCACCGCCAAGGCACCAGTCAAGGGTCGCCTGAACTTCGAGTGGTTCGGCAGCTGGGAAAACGTCATCGGGAAGATGCGCGAAGTCACCAGCAAGACCAAGAAGGACGAGGACACTGGCGAGTTCAAAAAGTACCGGGTTCCGGGCTGGAGCTTTGACGATGAGAAAGGTCTCGGGATTAAAGTTTGGGCAACCTTCAAAGGCGAAGACGAGCCGCGCGTTCTGGAGCTACTGCTCACCCAGGTCCGCACGCGGAACTCTACGCTTTGGGCGGAAGACCCCAAGCAGCAGATTGCCTACCTGGTGACAAAAAAATGGGCGCGACTCTTCTGCCCTGACGTCATCCTCGGCGTCTATACGCCCGACGAGTTCGAAGACTCGTACGGCGGCGAAATCGATATCACCCCTGTGAAGCAGGCGGCAAACACTGCGGCCGCTGCTGGTGTGTCGTTCGGCCCGAAATCCCCATCGCCGGAAATCGACGGAGTATTTGCAGACCTTTTGGTCGTAGCGAAGCGTCAGGACATCGAAGCCTATGCGACAGCCTGGGCAGGTCTCAAACCTAAGCAGCGCGCAGCAATCGGCCTTGAATGCCATGAAGCGCTAAAGGCCATGGCGGCAACTGTTGATGGCGACTTCACCGAAATAACTGGCACCAACGACGACCTGTCTCAGGCCGAGGAAGCAGCGTAGTGAGAACGGAACTTCAGGGCACTGAAAAGTGGCAAGCAGACCGATCTGGCCGAGTGACAGCCAGCCGGTTTAAAGATGTGCTTGCCTGGGGGAAGCCTGACAAGAATGGGAAGCGCGAGCCTATGGGTGCGCGCACCTCATACATGCGCGAACTGTGCTTCGAGCGACTGGCAAAGAAGTCCAAGCACAACGTCAGTAGTGCTTCCATGAAGTGGGGTCACACCGAAGAACAGAAGGCTCAGGACGCCTACGAGATGCTGACCGGCAACATCGTCATACCGTCAGAGTTCATCGTCCACCCGAAGTACGACTGGCTCGGCTGCTCGCCAGACGGCCTGATCAACGATGACGGGGGCACCGAGTCGAAGTGTCCATTCAACGAGGCGATACACGTCAGGACTTGGCTCGAAGGAATGCCGGAGGAACACATGCCGCAGGTCCAAGGCTGCATGTTCGTTACGGGCCGGAAATGGTGGGACTTTCTTTCGTTCGATTCTCGCCAAGATGAAGAGTGTCAGCTCTACATCGAGACGATTCACCGCGACGAAGACTACATCGCCAACCTGCACAAAGAGCTGGTCCAGTTCAACCTGGAACTGAATCGCATGGTTGATGAGGTCGCGGACAAGGCCAGGGCGCAGGCCCATCGCTTAGGAGCTTGATCATGATCAGCAACCTTAAATACGACATCGAGTTCCGGCGCGAGAAAGCGCGGGAGCTTTCCAGCCAAGTCGAACAGCACTTAGCCGCGGGCGGGTGCTTCTCCAGATCGGAGCCCGCTCAAATCAATCCACCACCGGCTGAGCGCTCCACAAAAATCGATCCTGAAACGGTACTCAAGCGTCGCCGCCCGGCCATCACTGCGGCTGAGCGCAAGGCGCTGCGGAAACTCGCGGAGGCATTATGAGCAAGCGGAAGCCCAACAACGGCTTCGCCCGCGCTGAACGCAGCTGTCGGGCGCTGCTCCGAACCAACCACGTTGCGGTCGTAAACATCGATCCGAGCGGCGCGCAGATCATGGCGAACTGGAAAAGCTGCCGGCAGATCCGGAGTTTGGCGATTGCCAACGCCCTCTTCGACTTCTCCTACCGCTGGACGATCTACATCGGCGCCATGTGTCGAGACGAGCGCGGCGTCGAGTACGTCAAGTCGGTGGAGATATCGCCGGAGGGCATCTACAAAGTGGAGCGCCTGACAGATGCCATCGAGCATTACTACCTGGAACTGCGAAACAGCTGCAACCTGAATCACCTGGTTGCGTCTGGATGGATCGCAGTTCCCGCAGAGGTATCGCTTGAAGAGGCGCAGGCCGCGAAGTTGTTTTATGCGGCCGGTATCTGGCATCAGGTGAAGGTCGCCGCATGAGACGAATCAGCAACCAGGTGCGCCAGCGCCGCCGACAGACCTGGCTGGACTTGCCGGCCAGCGGAATTGAAGAGGTAGGTCATGGCCGAAGAACAGGAGCTGACGGCGGAAGCCAAGAAGCAACGCAGGAAGCGCGAGAAGGCAGCAGCGAGGGACGCCGCATTGGGCGTCGAGAAGTTTACAGTTGAAGTGGCTGGCGTGTTCAAGCCTTACCTCAAGCGGGTCATGGCCGCACACGGCATCAACAACCAGCAAGACATTCACCAGCGCCTGCTGATCAACCTGATCGCTGCGGACTTCGAAACCCAGGCTTGGATGCTGCGGAATGTCACGACACCTTATGAGATTCCGGAAAAGGTGTCGCGAGCATTTTACGAGAAGAGCATGGCCGAAATCATGGCGGACCCAAGTGACATGATCATTACACCTGATCCTTCACAGGGAAAACTGTAGCGGCCATTTTAGGATGGATATAAACGCTATCTAGCAAATTATCCACAACATCCATTGCCAAGCTGAGTTGATCTGATGAGCTAGGCCGCGCCTCGTGCGCAGAATCGTTGCCCATTGAGCGAAGCTTATGGAGGATCTCACATCCTGCGGGAGTTAAAACTCCCATTCGAACGAGATCATCGATCTTTTTGTATAAGTTCCCTCCCTCGGCGCTCTTATCTTTGCAAATCATCTCGATAAGAACCCGCACACCAAGACCCGCCAATATCTTCTGTCCGCCATTCAGAGCCTGTATGAGTTCTTCATAGGCTGCACGTACCAGAGGCGGCAGAAAAAATATTCCTTTTAATTTAAACCTACCTGCCGTTCTACTTGGGTAAACATCCACAGTGAAGTCATGAACATTTTCATCAGACTCATGATCGTAATAATACGTTTCGGAATCTGAATATTCTTTACGAAAAGAAAGCTCATCACAATTCAAACATTGAACTATTTCGTACTCAGTTATTGCGGTTTCGTGATCATGCTCATCGGTTCTTCTCACGGACTTTATAACAGCGTGCTTTTGATCAATTTTACACACCTCACAAATTAAACGGACGGTTGCCCCGTTAGTATTGTCGTGAGTGTAAGTTCTTCCGTGCATTATTTTTTCCCCGGCGAAACCGGCCCCATGCCGGTCCCCCGTAATACCCCAATCCAAACCAAATTGCCACCACCGGTCACGGAGGGCGGCGCCTGACTGGAGAAAGTCAATGGGTCTCCCTGTCTCAGCTCTCACCGATGAAGAGCTCATTCATTACGCTGGAATCGACGAAGACGCCCAGGCTGAGATGGCGAGGAGGTCGATATCGTTTCGAGGGACCTATCTCAGCGAGATAGAAACGCTGAAGCAAGAAGTCGCCGGACTTGAAGAGCAGCTGGAGGAAGCGGCAGAAGAAGGATCGGCGGCCGACGACATGCAGGAATGCATTCAGCGAGTTCACGACCTCTTAAAGGACCACGGCGATATGACTGCCGGCGAGGCAGCCGAAGCTATCGACTCCGCGCTTGCTGAAATCTCAGATTTTGTTCGCTAACAGCCCCATGCCGGGCCGAACACAAATACCCCACTTCAACGAATCACGCCAGCCGGCGAGGATCTCCTATGGCCGCACAACAGAAGAAACACCCCTTCGATTTCAAAACTCAATACGGACTCGGCTTCAGCACTCAGGATGATGAGATCGTTGTCGACTTCTTCTGCGGTGGTGGTGGTGCCGGTACCGGGTTGGAAATGGGCCTGGGCCGCGCGGTGAATGTTGCAAAGAACCACAGCCCTCAGGCGATCAGCATGCACACCGTCAACCACCCAGGCGCTGTGCACTACACCACCGATGTGTTCGAGGGTGATCCGGATACCGAGTGCGGGGGCAAGGCCGTTGGCTGGTTCCACATGTCGCCGGACTGCACGCACCACAGCCAGGCCGCCGGCGGACAGCCGCGCAAGCGTGAGATTCGCAACCTGTCGTGGATCGGCCTGAAGTGGGCCGGCAAGAAGAAGCCCCGCGTCATCAGCCTGGAGAACGTGAAGCAGATCCTCCAGTGGGGGCCGCTGATAGCCAAACGCTGCAAGACTACCGGCCGGGTCGTGAAACTGGGCGGCGGTGTTGCCGCAACTGGCGAGGTCGTCCCGGTCAGCCAGCAGTTTCTGGTGCCCGACCCGGCACGCCGCGGCCAGACATGGTCCGTGTTCGTCGCCGAGCTGCAGCGTCTGGGTTACGCCGTTGAATGGCGAGTGATCAAGGCCTGCGACTTCGGTGCGCCGACCAGCCGGGAGCGGCTGTTCATGATCGCCCGCTGCGATGGTCAGCCGATTGTCTGGCCTGAGCCAACCCACGCGAAGAACCCATCCAATGGACAGAAAAAATGGCGCACCGCCGCCGAGTGCATCGACTGGACGATTCCGAACAAAAGCATTTTCGACCGGCTCAAGCCGCTGGCACCCGCCACCCTGCGCCGAATCGCCAAGGGCATGAAGAAGTTCGTCATTGATGCCGCTGACCCGTTCATCGTACCGATCGCGAACTGGTCCGGTGAAAGCGTCCAGTCAGCACACGATCCGTTGCGGACCGTTACGTCTTGGCCACGCGGTGGTTCGTTCGCCATGGCCAGCCCGATCATCGCGCCAGCCACGCATCAGGGCAGTGATCGCGTAAACGATCCGGCGGAGCCACTGCCGACAGTCACAAGCGCCAACCGCGGCGAATTGATGATGATTAGTCCGACCCTGATCCAAACCGGATATGGCGAGCGGGTCGGTCAAGAGCCGCGCGTGCCTGGACTTGATCAGCCGCTGGGTACAGTAGTTGCCGGCGGTGTTAAGCATGCGCTCGCCGCGGCGCACCTAGTGAAGTTCCGGTTTGCAGATGAAGGCAAGGCACTCAACGAGCCCCTGCCAACCATCACCAGCGGCGGCAACTACCAGCGCCCGGCCGGCGCAGCCCACGCAATGGGCATCTCGACGGTGTTCATGGCTCAGATGAACGGCGGCTTCAACACCACCGACGCCAAGAGCATCGACGACCCGATGACCACGGTAACCAACACCGGCAGCCAGCAGCAGCTGGTGACGGCGAACCTAGTACATCTGCGTGGCAACTGCGATGCACGGGACACCAATGATCCGCTGCACACCATTAGCGCCGGCGGCACTCACCACGGACTGGTCACTGCCTTCATGGAACGCCAGTTCGGCGCCAGCGTTGGCCAGGCCGTTGATGAGCCAGCACCGACCATCACGGCGGGTGGCGGTGGCAAAAGCTCGCTGGTCGAGTTTCAGCTCTCGCCAGAGGTTGAAGCCGGCGCGCTGCGGGTCGCGGCATTCCTGATCAGCTATTACGGCACCGAGAACGTGAGCGGCGCCGGCGAACCAGCACCGACCATCACCACCAAGGACCGTCTTGGCTTAGTCACTGTGACGATCAAAGGCACGCCGTACGTGATTATCGACATCTGCTTGCGGATGCTGCAACCAGTCGAACTGTACAAGGCTCAGGGCTTCCCCGCCGACTACATCATCAGCCATGGCGCCGACGGCAAGCCATTCACCAAAACCCAACAGGTGCACATGTGCGGTAACAGCGTCAGCCCGCCGCCTATGGCAGCACTGGCGCGTGCCAACGACCCGTGGCGCGCAGCGGTCGCGGTTCATCAGGCAGCATAAATTTTATAGAAACCCGACGAACGGTCGAAGAATACCCCCAGAAAAGGGGCACTGCCTTCCCACTATTAATACATGTGAATCATTTCTAGATTCATATCAACGTGAGTAGGTGCTGTCTCTATGAGTAAAAAATGTGAGTGCTGCAAAACCGTTTCAGACCGGGAAAAAAGGGAGCACTTCTGTGCTGGAATCTTCTTTTCCGTCGTTGTGGCTGGCTTCTTCTATTACTGGGGGTACTGGCATTTCTAAATCGAGCGCTGTGACAAGCGCGTGATGTACACAAGCCGATGGCTGCACCAACGCAGCCATCGGCTACCTCAATACACAAGCAACACCATTCCTTTTGCTCACTCCCTCCCCCTTCAAAGTCAGCCGCTATAGCGGCAAAGGAACAGTCATGCTTGAAGAAACTGTTTTGATCGAGCCTCTACCGGTCCATCGCGATGCGAACGGTTGGTGGTCGCACCCTGAATACCTCTCGGAGTTCGACGACGAAATTACCGAAGAGCAGTTCAGCGACTGGTGCAAGCGCCACCAGGTGGAAACGAAGATCACCTACATGGAGGGCGACGTGCCCGTCGAGGTGTTCGACGCCTACATGGATGACGGCCAGGTTAACTGCTCGGCATGGGCAATTCAGCACCCCGCTGAACCTGGTTGGTTCATCCTGTCAATTCACGACGCCGAGGACGGCCCTGTTTGCATCTGGGGCCGGCGGGTGTCGCCATGACCAAAAAATTGCACCTCACAATCAGCTCAGGCTCGAACATGGACGGTGAGTGGTCCGCATTGTCGGCCTGTAGCCTCAACGAAGATTCAGATGCCGAATGGAATGGCACCAGTGACCGCGAGAAGGTCACCTGCAAGCGCTGTCTGGCGCAGATGGCCAAGCCGCCAAAGCCTTCAACATTCGGCATCCCCAAAGAGCGCCCTATCCTGTTCAATGGGCCAATGGTGAGCGGAATCCTTTCTGGAAATAAAACAGTCACTCGCCGGCTGGTTGGTGAAAAACAAATACCGCGCAGAACAGATGCAGGGCATTACACCGCTGAGGCACAGCCCGGTCGGTATGGCTTCAATGTTTCAGGTTCCACCGAACATGCGTGCGCCGAGGAGCTGGCGCTCTATGGGCTTTGCCCTTTCGGAAAGCGCGGCGATCGGCTGTGGGTGCGCGAGACCTTCGCCCTGCTCGGCAATGAAGATGGCGTCTGCGTCGACTGGAACGACAACCTGCAAAAAGGTGATGAGCAGTCCGCAGCCAAGATTTACAGGGCGAGCTGCACTCAGGGTGATTACGGCCTTTGGGAAGTTCCCGACACAGCAGCCTGGAAGCCAAAGACAGACGGCCTTTTGCATGAGGGTGCCTGGCGCCCGAGCATCCACATGCCCCGCTGGGCGAGCCGCATCCTGCTGGAGATCACCGACGTTCGGGTGGAGCGCCTTTGGGATATCGACGACAAGCAGTCACTCGCCGAAGGTATCTACTCGAACCCAGAGGTAAATGACATGTACACCGCCGACGGCGACCACCACACAAGCAAGCGCGGCGGTGCTCGATCGGCATTCATACACCTGTGGGAATCGACTGGTGGAGACTGGAACGGCAACCCCTGGGTCTGGGCGATATCATTCAAGAAGGTGGCGCCATGATAGCCCTCGCCTGGTTCGCCTACGTGTACTGCTACAAGGGGCCACGGTGATGGGATCAGACTTGTTTCTTCCCCTTCGCCCATCCGCACACCATTAAAACCAAGCCTGGAATCCACAATCCAGGCGCGGTAATGACAAAACCACATACAGCCAGCGGTAGCCCTGTCAGAAACAATGGATTTCGAAACGCCTTTTCCATAGCAGCCTCTCCCTAAGAATTTTTTTATTAAACCACAACGCCTGCCGGCGAACGGCGGGCGAGGAATCTCTATGTCAAATCGAAGCGCGGCCCAGGTCACGCCCATACTCCCGCGCTTCATTCGCGCCGGCGAGGCTTACGGCTACCTCGGCATGTGCCGGGATGAATTCAACAAAACGGTACGGCCCAATGTCCGGGAATTCCCGATCGGGAAACAGGGTATCGGCTTCGACCGGATCGAGCTCGACCAGTGGGCAGACAGCTACATCGAATCCATGGCAATTGAAAAAGCGGCCAGTCAGGACAACAATCAGCCCCGCAGTGGGCGCCAAGGAGTTAATAAATGGCGCGAAAAACCATGTCCGGCCTCTACGAGAGGAACGGCATTTGGCACATCGACAAAGTCGTCCGAGGTCAGCGACTTCAAGAAAGCACTGGAACAAGCGAGAGGGAAGAAGCGGAGCAGTACCTGATTCACCGATTGGAAAAGCTCAGGCAGGAACAAGTATACGGCGTGCGCCAGGTGCGAACTTGGCGCGAGGCCGCCACCAAGTTTCTGGTCGAGTTCAAGGATCAGCCGTCAATTGCCCTGTCCGCTTCCCACATTGAACAGCTGGATCCGTACATCGGCGACTTGCCAATCACGCACATTGATGACGGGACGCTTTCTGCCTTCAAGCGGGATCGGCAAAAACCCACCAAGACGGCGACCGGAAAGGAGAAGCCGGGCGTTTCGAACAGGACGGTGAACATCGCCCTGCAGCGAGTTGTCAGGATATTGAACCTGTGTCACAGGAAGTGGCGAGATGCAGAAAAGCGGCCGTGGCTTGATAGCGTGCCGATGATCTCGATGCTGGAGGAAAAGCGGTCGAGCAGGAAGCCCTATCCATTGTCCTGGGAAGAGCAATCCATCCTGTTCGCGGAAATCCCTGATCACCTGCTGAGGATGGCCCTCTACAAAGTGAACACAGGATGCCGGGAGCAGGAAGTTTGCAAATTGCGGTGGGAATGGGAGATACGGGTGTCGGAGCTGGAAACGAGCGTGTTTCTGATTCCGCCAGGGTTTGGCGGTCGGCATGACAAGGCGGGAGTGAAAAACGGCGATGAAAGGCTGGTGGTGCTGAACAGGGTAGCGATGTCAGTGATTGACGGTCAGCGCGGCCTGCATCCCGATTTGGTTTTCCCGTATGGGCAACCAGATCAGTTTGGACCGACAGCGATTCACCGGATGAATGACACGGCCTGGAAGAAGGCCAGGATACGAGCGGCGGCGAAGTGGGAAAAGGAGCATAAGTCGCCAGCGCACCCTGGATTCCGCTCGATCAGGGTTCATGACCTGAAGCACACCTTTGGCAGAAGACTGCGTGCTGCGGGCATTACCGAAGAGGATCGAAAGGCATTACTTGGGCACAAGCACGGTAGCATTACGAGCCACTATTCTACTGCAGAGCTTGGGCATTTGATTGACGCGGCAAACAAAGTGTCAGCCACCGATTCGCGAGGACCGGCACTGACCATCTTGAGGAGGAAAACGGGATGA